TGATCGTTCTGCTTGTGCACGGCTGAGAAGGCGGGCGTGTTCGATACGCGCCCCTTGCGCCTGGTAATACAGTACGCGCTCCTTCTCGGTCTCGATGGGGAGCTTCATCATGTGTTCAACCAATGCACGGTCTCGTGTTCGGATGTAGTGATGAAACCCTATGTGTCCTGCTGCGGAGTTGAACCAGTCAGCGATTGATGAGTCCGCCTTGGGATCATCGGAAGCCGCTGGCACTTCGAGCAGTGATAAGAGAAGTCGGCGCAACCATAGTCGAAACCTACTTCTCATGGTGAAAGTGTAGCATGTGCGTTTTGCATCATTTTACGGTGCACAAAATGTACTTCTCTTCAACGATGTACAGCGTCTCTGGTGCGGAGATCTCTTCGAAGTTGTACTTTGAGAAATACACACGGTCTCCCGGCTTCAATTCGATCGGCACGCGCTTCTTGAGGAGCGGCTCGAACGTGCCTGGGCCAACTGCCACGACGATCCCGGTGCCAGGTGCCTTATCGTTCGAGGCTACGATGATTCCTGATGCTCGCTTATTTCCCGCTTCTTCATCAGTAAGAGGACGAATAACTACTCGGTCGTTGTAGGGTTGCATAAAATGAACTGTGATTCGATGCTTATAAACTTCCTTCCTTCGTGCTCGAACTCATCGCCGTCGTGCCGATTGAGGGTCACTTCGGTTCCGGGGGGAATACCAGAACGGCCAGGTGAGGTGACGACGGCGGAGCGGATGTGATTGGTGAAGGTGTGGTCGATCACCTTGTCCCCCTTCATGAACTCCCGCTCCCACTCCCTCGAAACCCTCAAGATGCCGTTCTCTTCCTCAACGACCTTTCCGGTGAGCTCCGCGATGATGCGGTTTCCGTAGGCGTTAAGCACGGTGGCGAATGGTGAATCGCGGGTAAAAGCGAATGTTTCGGCCTAACCAATGCTCCGTTCCGCAACAGTCCACAGCAGGACCAACGTTCCACCAAAGTGTTCCCAAGTAGATCTTCCACTTGAAGAACCGGAAGCGGACCTCGAAATACTCGCTGCGGGGGGACTTAACGATATGGACCTTGCCCTGGTAGGGGGTGCAGTGACAGTTCATGAATAGAAACTCTTCGTTGCTTTACGCTTTTCTTTTAAACGGTCCTTCTTCACCTTCATACGGAGGCGGAAGAACCTGTCCTCCATCGAGGTGGTCGTTTCATAGGGTGTCGGGCCTGAGTTCAAGCCATATCTGAGCGCGTCTGGTGCATGGTCCTCCTGCGTCGTGTCAACGTCCTCCACTTTCGTGTCGTCGTAGATGAGGGCCGGGAGAGTCCTGATGAGGTTCTTGCAGACGTTGAAGACGGCCACCTTCGCGATCACCTTGCCTTCAGCCTCGTAGGGCTTCAGGTATTCGCGGACACGCTGCCAGCCGATGATTCGCTCATTCATTCCGCGTTTCAGCATGAGCTCAGTTGACAGACCTGGCATTTCTACCGGGATGTTCTTGTTCTTTTCCCGCATCACCTCGCGATACCTGGCCTGCATGATTTCAGCTCCGGAGAGGCCGTTCTCAGCTTCGCCTTTCCGTGCCCAGATAGCCGGGTCAAACACCCAATAGTCAATGCGCTCGTCGCCCGGTGTGTTCGCGATGATCTCGTCTACGAGCTGCGAGTAGGTGTACTCGGTGACATAGAGCTCGCGGTAGATGAATACGCGCTCTTCTGGTGAGACAGCGCCCCACAGGACCGCCGAAGGCGCTTTGTATCCATAGTCACCCATGAGGAACCGCTTCCAGTTCTTGGGGATGGCGAAGGGCTCACAGACATGGATGTCTTCGCGCCACTCAGCAAAGTACTGCCCCGCAAAGAGATCCCACTCTCCCTCGCGCCAGGCTTTCCCCAGGTCGCCTGAGAGGGATTCGAGGTAGTCGCGGTATTCGGCGTTGACAAAGGCGTTGTCCTTGTACGTCGATGGGATGAACCTGGTCTCGTGCTCCAGGCCGATCCGGTGCGGCTGGATGTAGCGCTCTTTGACGTAGCTGTGCCCGATGCCGCCTGGGTTGAAGGAGGTGTACATCCTCGGACGCCAGCCGTCCTTCGAGGTACGAAGGGAGCCGCGGATCTTGGTGACCTTCTCTTTGGTGAGCTGGTTCACCTCCTCGATCGCGATCAAGTCGTATTCGATCCCGATGTACTTGTCGATGTCCTTGTCGTCCTTGAATCCGCCGAGGAGGACGCGGGAGCCATTCGGGAAGGAGAGGGTGTTACTGGCGCGGTTGTAGTTGTAGTCAACCTTCCCAGCGAAGACCTTAATGATTAAGTCCTCAAACGATTCCTTCGCGGAGATCCCGGTCTGGCGGAGGAAGAGTGCCTTCAGCCGGGGCATCCGCTGGCAGTCGTCTAAGCCGATCTGGGCCATTACGGCGTGCGATTTGCCTGGTCCTCGGGCTCCCCCTACACCGATGTCCACAGGCCCCAGGGCATGGTCTGCCTGGCGGCAGATGGCATGGAAGTTGAGCTGCCACGGTAAAGGCACGTAGCCACGGGATACGAACCCGGCGATCTGGTCCTTCGGGCAACCCGCTTCTCGGGCTTTGGTGAAGAACTTGGTATATCGCTCTACTTCTTTGTCGTTTTCCCCTTCCATGAAGATGAGTACATGGTAGCATCCCCCGCAAACGGTATATTTTCATCTCTAAAATGAACCGAGCTGAAGCCATCATGTACGACATACTGCGGAAAGCCTTTCCGGGTGAAGTCGTGCGCGTGCGCTTCCGCCCTGAGTGGATGAAAAATCCACTCACACAGCAGGAACTGGAGTTGGACTTCTTCTTACCTGCGCGGAACTTGGCAGTAGAAGTTAATGGTCCTGAGCATGAGTTACCTACTCAGAAGATCAGGGATTCAATTAAGGCCAGGATCTGCAAGGAACGGGGTATTCAACTCATTTCCACCCCTGCAACGCCTGAGGGTTTGCTCGATGCTTGTACGCGCTTCCAGGTACGTCACAGCTTCTCTTACCGTGTGAATCCGTTTAAGAGGCCACATGCGTTTAAGCGCAAACGCGTCTGCTAAACTAGTACACAGCAAAGACCTGAGCTCGCGTTTAGTACCGACGCGCCAATCGTCTTCCTGAAGTTTGGGGAGAGTAATGGATCAAAAAGACAGCCAACGACAATAGGCCAGGTCGATCTAGCTAAATACCATTGAAATAGAGGGTTCCGGACGGTACTTCTCTATATCTGTTATTGCGAACATTCCTCAGAATGATTCGTATTCACAACACGGCTATTCCTGGTTGTCAATACATCTATTTCCCTTCTAAAAAATTTTAAGGGTGTGTGTGCTGGTGTAGGGTACGGGTGATCTACTACCAGTGGGGTTCTTCGAGTCGGGTATACCCCCTTCCTTGATTCATATTGAATATTGTTGTGTAGTACAGCACAAACACACCTCTCCTCCCACCCTACCCCACAACTGCACCTACCCCACCCTCAAAGAATGGCTCAGTAGAGCCGTAGAATCAGGTTGATTCGGTTAATGCATATTGTGCGAACTAAGATTCCTCCTCTCCGTATGCCTTCATCATGGCTTTGAGCACTGATTCCTGAATCGGTAGACCGCCAGAAGTGTGGTCGATTTGCTGTTTCTCCGTGAAGTCCTTATCAGCCCTGCTAGCAACGAACTCAGCACTCTTGTACTTATAAAACGGCTTACCTTCGCTATCCAGCTTCCCTTCTACAGCATCTTGCAAGACACCTCTTGCTTTTTCCACTAGATGTTGTGTACTCACGGACTCTAACGGAATCCGTAACCAAGGATAATCACGGGCTATAAGCTGTTCTGCATACTTCTGAGAGTAGCCAGCTCGCAAAGCAGACTGCAATCCATTGTTGAATGTGGGTGAATCAGGCTTGAAATAGTACTCTAAGAAGTTCAAGCGTCGTGGGTCGAGTCGTTGCGCTACATCTCTCGGCTTAGACTTCCGTTTGACAGCTACCTCTTGTGTGTGTTCTATTGATTCCATGTGTGGATAAGGGCTTGACGTTAAGTTATCAAGGCGTATTGTGTAAGTATACTAGCAATTAAAACATGCAAGTTTATGATAAAGAACGATAGGTATTCTCAGTCATTTGGAGAGTACATGCAGAAGGAAGTGAGGAAGCAGAAGTGGATTGATGCAGTCGTGTTGGGGGTTCAATTGGCAGGAGGTTTAGCATTAGCGTACATCTTCGTCGTGATGTATCTTTCGGCGTTTTAGTATGAGCGAACGAGAGAAAGAACTGAGGCTGAGAGAGCATGATCTGTGGGAGAAGCTCGACACGCTTCATTGTCCCCACGATCTCATAGAGAAGCTCATACAGGTGAGGATAGAACTAGACAGACTTATACATAACAACTAAAAACATGCAAGATCTACATGTAGGACAGGTTGTCCGCTTGAAGGGGGCCGAGGGAACGTTCACCATCTCAGAAATTGACGGGGACATGGTGGCGTTCGTGGGAGATGAACCGGGTGAGAGCTACGTCGATTTGAAAGACGTGGAGCCTATCAATTAAGCACTTAAAACATGCGAACAACAAGAAAGTTTGAAGTGAAGACGGGGAAGAATAGAGGCACATACATCATTTGTACGGATGAGAAGGAGGCTAGAAAGCTTTTGAAGCGCAATGGATGGGGAATACTCGTACGAGACTACAACTATGACTTCTACAAGCGCCACCAGGCGCAAGGTGAGGAAGTCATCATTACCCACTCATGCTACGCGCCAAGTCTCGCTAAGAAGTGGTGGGAAGCACAGCGCATTCCAGTCATTGTTTAGCGTCTCCCTAGCCCTTGCAATGCGTTTGTAGGGGCACTGGGGCACACTAGTGCCATGGTTCTTTGACAACTGAATACCAAGCGTCCTTATCCCATTCGTGGGCGGGGTGCTTGTTATCTACATAATCAAAGAAACATGCAGAAAACAAATGAACGCGAGGCGACTAAGTACTATGAGCTAGTGGCACGGCGAGGAGACGAATACATCATGCTTGACGAGACGTTTAAGTACGGTGACGGCTTCCACGGCGCGACTGGTTCGACGTTTAGACTTGTCTCTCGGGAGGAATACGAGGAACGAACAAGCCCCGAAGCTATACGAGACTCATATGAGTACATATGGCGCGAGCAAGCTGGTCGTGGTGACACTGAACTAGGCTTGACTGAGTGGCTTGAGCAAATTGACCCTGATGAGATTTTTGATGACACACAATACGCTGACCTCGTAAGAGAGCGTGCTGGGGTGTCGGAAGAGGATTACCCCATAGTGGAATGTGTCGGCGGTGGTCGATGCTTCTCAGTTGGCGATGAGTATGACGAGGTTTTTCGCCCCGATTTGCTCGATGTTATCAAGCAAGCAGAAGCGGGAAACTAGTATGAAACTCTACGCCACAGTTAGCTCAGAGCGAGCCACAAAGGGACAGGGAGGGAATGAGTTTTTGGAGATAGTCATTTCCGGCGCTCATCAAACAGAACTCATCACACTCAAATTGCTTCCAAACGGAAGCGGTTATGAGTTGCAAGGATGGACACATGACAATCACTTCGTGCAAGTCATGATTGAAGAGAACCTAACAAAAGGTGAAAGGCAAAAAGGCAAAGCATGCGCAAAATGCGGAGCAGGAACAATGCACGATGGAAATTGTGCAGGGTGCTGGGCTCCGCAGGAGTTGTGCACATGCTAAACGTCAAAAAGCGAAAGACCGGCTAATTCAAAACGAATTAGCCGGTTTTTTGTTGTCCATCCCCACACTATCCACAGTCTCCCAAAATGGACGCAACTTTCAAACACCGAGGGAACAGAGCCCCCTGCCCTAACCTGGCCGGTCGCAGAAATATTTCAATACCCCTCCCCCTCTCCTCGCTCCTCGCTCCTCCCCGACCGAAGCTTGCGAAGGAAGGAGGGAAGAACACTTCCCGAAGGAGGAGGTCACGGCGCAGGAGGTTCGAAATCCGCTGTGGATAGAGGGGAGATGAGGTGGAATGCGTCCCCATAGACAATTCCCCTCACCTAGACGCCGTACTTATGGGTGTGGACAAGGGAGGTTTGCGGCCCGGCTCAGGTGTGCTAGAGTAGATGAGTTGGAGCCGTTCCAACAATTTTGTTCCCGTAAGGGGACGCTGCATGTTTTCTAAAAAGGGCCCCGCAAGGGCCTTTTTTAGTTTAGTAGGTGCGGTAGCCGAGCCTCTTCTGCTTCTCAATGAGCCTCGCTCGCCACTCAGGCGTCTGCCACTTCTTCCGAATCATTTCTCCAAACTTCTTCCTACGTGCTGCCTCTTTAGGTGATATGTTCATGGTCGTTTCTTAGGTCTGCCCCGCTTTCGATATGAAGACGGAGACTCGCATTCCTGGATGGTGCCGGGGGTCGTCATCGAGACGATTGCACCGCCCAGATAGCGTCGTTTAAGCTCCTCGATCTCCTCTGCTGCCTTCCCATTGTATTTCTTCAGCTCGGTCATCACGAGCAAGAGCTGTTCATCCCGAAGTGCAAGCTGGCTCTCAAAGAGATTGCGTTCTCGGAGAACCTTCTTGTTCTCGGTATGCAGTGATTCAATATAGTTTTTGATGTGCTCGTAGCTCTCTGTCGTCCGGAAAAGGTACTGCTTGCCACCGATCAGGTATCGCCGCGCCATGCAATTAGATGTCTGATGTATCTCCTACGGGTGAAAGGTCCCGTTCTGCGATGACGAGGTTCTCTCGGTCCTCTTCCATCATGGCGTGCAGGATGGCGAGGTAGTTGATTGCGTCTTGTATGCGGCCCTCCATAGGCTCTGATTCCACCTGTGGATAGGAGGGAGATGTCTTGATCGCGTTCATGATGGACGCCAGGTGCTTCGAGAGATACACCGCAAGGATCTGGTACTTGGTCATCCCAAGGCTCTCAGCGCCCTTCTTGAAGTTCGCAAGCGCGTCTTCCTTCCCTGAGTAATCCTTCCCCTTTGCATCGAGGATGCCTCGGCACCCAGCAAAGAGCTTGTCAATTGCCTCAGTTCGTTTTTCTAGTGTCATGATTGTTTTTTTAATGCTAAGTAAAGTCGGGCCACTGCTTCTTCGGGGGTGGAACAGTAGCCTACTGAGACATGTTCTTTCCCTCTATATTTCCCTGCTGTCCAACCTTCGTCATCTGTCGTGATGTACTGCAAGGTGAACCACGCCTTCCCACACGCCTCTATGAGTTCGGAGAGGGTGGGGACGTTGATGTAGTGCGTATAGGTTTGGTTATATGCTGTGAACAGATATTCATAGTCATCTGAAGGCATTGGAAACCCTGCATTTTCAAGCTCCTTTGCGAGTTCGTATGTCATATCAGTAGAGGAGATAACCTACGAATGCCCAGGTGCCGAGAACGCAGATTGCGGCTCCGGTCCCCATCTCATAGTAAGAGTTCAAAGTCTTGTGCTTGATGTAGGCCCACTCACATATAGCGATGTACCCCAGCATCCAAAGAACAAATTCAAGATGTTCCATTTCACTTATGAATTAACAAATAATGGCCTCTGGTTCACGATGCCGTGCCTGTCGTGGATGAGGAAGTACGCCTGGCTGGGCTCCTCGAATCCGAACTGCATCCCGTAGGCGCTTGCTCCGACCGTAGATCCGTTTGAGATGTACGGCCTCGCCTGTGCCGCGGGTGTGTACGTGTGGTAGTGGCCGAAGCAGGTGAGGTCTGCCTTGTATTGCTTGTCCCACTTCTGGGAGATCGCCTTCCACACAGGGCCGTGGATTCCTCCAAGCCCATCGTTGTATCTCCAGCCAAGGTGTCCGTGATTGAAGCGGATGGTCTTCGAGTAGATCTGCGCGTACGTGTGGTAGCTGTTATCGAGCTGGAATTTGATCTTCTTGTCGTGCTCGAACATCCCCCGTACTGCGTGGTACATCATCCATTCGAGTGAATGCTCCTGTTCTGATGCCACGTTCACTGGACGCTGTATCTGCATTCGAGAGTGATTCCCGACTGACCCAATGATGTGTATGGAAAGGTTCGGCTCTTCTGTGCGTAGGAACCTCAGTCCTGCAACGATCATGTCCTGAGCAAACATGGCCGCAGTGATCGGAGGAAAGGCTATCGGTGCGTCGTGCGCTTCGTTGGTGAAGAAGTCTCCACCAAGCCACAGCACCAGATTGTTGATGTCCGTCTCTGCTCTGTCTACCCGGATGAACTTCAAGACGAGCTGAAAGAATCGGGTGACTCGTGCCCGAGAGATCTCCGGGTTGTGCTTATTGAGATAGTTGACCTTGTGGTCTTCGATGATCTCTTCGCAGTGGACATCTGAGAGGAGTGCGACTGCGGTGCCCTCCCCTCTCGACCCTTGTTTTAAGGGTTCAATTCTGATTGGCTTTGGCTTATACGCTGCGATTGCTAATGCGTTTTCGACCTCTGCTTCTTTCTCCCGAAGGGCATCGAGGAGATCCCCCTCCCTGCGCTTCATGTCCTTTACCCTTTCGCCCTGCTCCCGCAGTTTTCCATGGAGTGCATAGTCTTTTTCTTCTTCAGCGAAGACGAGCCCCTTTCGTCCTGGTGGCACAGGCTTCAGGTAGCCGGACATTCCGCGCGATCGCAATCTGCCGTAGATTGCTGCGTCTGTGACGTTGAACTTTTGCGCGAGCTCCAGTGCGGTGTACTTTCCTTTGTTCTTCCTAATGAACTCTATTGATTTCTCTCCGTTGTGTCCCTTCATAACGTCGCTTATCTAATAATCTTAGATTAAGAGTACATGAAGAAAGCCCCGTGCAGTGACGGGGCTGTGTATAACTCGGTCAGGCCATCTCGACCACGTTGTCCATGATCGTGTGGAGCCTGGTCGTCGTGCTCGGATCTTCTGCCACACGGCCTGCGAGTGCGAAGGTTGCGGCGTTGAAGAGACGCCACACCGACTTGTGCCCCCAGTCGTGCATGGGGTTGTGCCACTGCCGCATGACATCGGGGATGCGCTGGAGGTTGATGATGTCCTTGCGGTACATCTCCATCACGGCGTGGTCCGCCAGCGCGTCCGAGAGCTCCTTGCCCTGGTACGTGAGGAGCTTCGCGTTCTGCGTCGCACGTTGCTCCGCCAGGGGTTCCACGAGTTCGGAAATGAGTGCCGGAAGTTCATGCTTCACCTTCAGGGTGTGCTTGCGCTTCACCACCTGGTCGGCGACGAAGGCGAGGTTGTCACAGACGAACACGCGGGAGCCGAAGGCCAGGCCGATGGGCATGGACTTGTCGTGGCTGTTGCGGAGGCCCACCATGTCGGTGTAGTCGCCGTACGGAGACTTCAGCGTGAGGACGCCGAAGTACCGTGCGCCGTCGCGGGTAACGCCGTGGTGCTCTTCCACCACTTCATGCCCGTAGAAGGACAGCATGTGCTTCACGATGTCCACGATCCTCGCGTGCGGAATCGGAACATGAGAAGCCGTAGCTTCAGGAGTGGGAAGCATTGCGAGTGCTTCATACTCCACTGGCTCTGCGCCAGCGTGCAAAATAAGGGACATGGCACGCTCCTTTCAAATGAACAAAGTGCCACTACAAGTAAACCATGCCGGATGTGTATTAACTAATCAGGTCAGGGTTCTCGTAGATGTTGCCTAAAACCTCGTATTGGGAGTCACTCATGCCAAATCCCATCATGAGATCACCAGCAGCATTGACTATGTTGTAGTCGCACCCTTCTGTGTCCCACTGCACCAGTCCTGTTGCTTGCAGTCTGTCTGCGCCATAGTTTCTTCGCGCTGTTCGTTGTATTTGTTCGTCCTCGTAGTTGAGTCGTGTGTCACAACGAACAACATCCCCCTCGTAAATCTCCTTCCCGTTCTTGTCCTTGAGGCCGGTGTATTGCATTACCTCGTACTCTGCGTGTAGGTCGCAGTCGCCGTTCTCATCAACGAACGGATAAGGGAAGCCCTCGTATGAAGCATCATCTAAACTGAACTCACTACCCATCTTCTTTTTCTTCTTGTCCCACGCCCTAAACTTAATTTCCCGTTTCATATACACCCACCCTACACCACACACAAAAAAATGCACACCCGAAGATGTGCATAAGTCCAGATGCCCGAAGGCCGCTGGTTCTGGGTCAGTCCTGGTTAGCGATGAACTCTTCCGCCCTCTCGGCCACCTTGGCAAGCGAGAGGAGGTCGGAGTGGCCGTAGCTGTCACCATCGTCTTTCCAGTTCCCTTCGCGATCCTTGTAGGACCGGGAGAAGGTCGTGTTGTAGTGCGGCTTGTCAGTGCCGTTCTTCCAGACGCTGGCTTTCACCAGGCCGATGCGGAACGTCGCAACCGGGAGCGTCTTCTGCTCATGTGCCGGTGCCGGTGCCGGGGGTGCTTTTGCCATGGTGGTCTCCTTGGGTGATGGCAACTTCACTAAAGCATGGCAATCGTGCTCATGCAAAGCTCACCTGGGGATTACTTGATCTTCCGCGGCTGGTGCACTTCATCTGCCGCGAGGAAGCGGTCGATCTTGCCGTCACGGTAGACCGGGAAGACGATCCTGCCTGCGTGCGTGGACTTCGGCGGGGCGACACCGATGCCCCATGCCTTCGCATCTGCCGGCTCGATCCCGCACGCGTCGAGGAGCTCGTGCTCGGTGAGGAGCTTCGCCTGGTATGCGATCGGGTCGAAACCCTCCTTCTTCTCGGGCTTCGAGTCCAGGCTGAACTCCTTGCGGAGCGCTGCGGCCGCTTCGCCCATCTTTACCTGCTTCACATGCGCGTAGAGGCCGGTGCAGTCACCGCCTTCCTTCTCACCGAAGCAGAAGAACTTCCCCTTCTCCGGTGTGATGGCGAGGGATCGGTGATCCCCCTTTCCACACGGGCATTTGCACCGCTGGGTGCCTCCGTTCCCTTCGGGCTTGAGCTCCAATCCGAGGAGCTTCACCACTTCAAGGATCGGAACGTTTTCTCTGATCTGTTGAAAGTCCACGGCAACCTCCTATAAAAGAACTGTGCCGTGTACACACTAACATCTAGCTTATGTACTTGAAAGGCTTGTACCCTGAGCGTTCCCACTCCACATTCAGAAGATTGAAGATCTCCTTCGGTGGATGGAAGATCTGTCCGAAGGCAGGAATGACATACGTGATGATGTAATCGCACTTGCCTTCGGGGTTTGTTGGCGAGGTAAATTCCTCTTTCACGTATCGTAGGAATTTCTGCCTGCGGGCTTCTGTAGTAGTGATGAATACGAACCTGGCCCGGCAATCCACCTTGAACATCTCCTTGTAGAGTTTTCCGCCGATGAGGAAGCGAGCTGCCCGGATCTTTGGGAAGTAGGCGTCGTGCCCCTCGGTCGCACGGTCGATTTCAAAGAAGTTCAAGTACCCTTTGTCAGTCTCAAGGTAGTTGATGCCGTCCGGGGTATATGCCCTTCCATCGAGCTCCATCTTCAAGGGATTTTCAAAGAGGTTCTTGAAGACGGGATGCTTCTGTCTCCTGGGCTCGGGCCAGCCAGCTTCCGCAAGGATCTGGATCTGCGATTTGAAGGGGACCGCTTCCTTCTGCGCCCAGTACTCAAAAGCTTCAGACACACAGCCGGAAAAGACCTGGTGCTTATGGTCTCCACGCATCGTGGGTGCGTAGGGGGAGAGCTTGTCTTCCTGCTTCAGGACCTCAAGTGCCTTGTCCGTGAGCTCGTGGACCAGTTCGTTCCAGCGGGGGTCGATCGTATGGAACTGCTTTGCAGGCCGGGAGAGGTAGCCTGCGCGTGCAAGCTGCGTGAGACGGTCGGTCGTTGAGCAGCGGTCGCGGTGGATGTGCTCGGTGAGCTTGTGGAGGTAGCTCGTCGTTGCCCTGCCCCCGTGGCAGTACATGAAGTAGAACCAGATCAAGTCCCGAGGCGTAAGCACAACATCATAGCCCCGCTCCTTCTGAGGAACGTTCCTTAGTTTCCGTCCTAAGGTGTCATGTGTCCGTACTTCCATCTGGGCTTAGATACCCAGAAATACTAGCACGGTCAATGTGCGGAATGACGCTAATCGTCGTTCCGTGAGTCGTCGTGCTCCGGGATGATGCGCTCCACTTTATCTGCGGCGAATCGCTCTCTGTTTTCTCGGAGCAACGCTTTGAGGTCATCGCGCTTCGGGAGCCGGTCAAGCGAGCCGTACTCTACATCAATCACCGCGCTTTGCCCGCCCTTCAGGTGGGTGAAAAACTCAAGTTTCCTGAGGCCCATAAGCGCTTCAGGCTCAGTGTGCATGTCGTCCGCAAGCGCACGCGCATCCTTCGCAGAAATACCGCAGACAGCCTTAATCGAAGTGTTGGAAATGACGGAGTGTTCAACAGTCTTGGGAATCTGCCCTAACGATTGAAACGCCAAGGTGAGCCCGAGCTTGTACTTCCGCCCTGTCTCCAAGATGTTCGAGGTTTGCTCAGACATGACGGGCGCGGCCTCGTCTATGTACAAGAAGACGGGCAGGTAGTCTCCGCCCGGATCGCGCTCCTGGATCGCTTGGAAGATGAGCGCGGTGATGAAGCGCGTAAAGAAAGCCGACCCCTCGTCCTTTAGGAAGCTGCGGGCAGTGTTGATAAGCACCACAGAGCCGTTGTCCAGAATCTCCCGCATGTTCAGCTTGGTTCTGGGAGCTGAGAACATCCTTTCAAGGGCGGTGTTTGAAAGAATCGAATAGATCCGCCTCCTGATCTGCTCACGGGTTTCCTTGAAGCCGCTCCCCATGTATTCGTTCTTGAAAAACTCCTGGGCGGTGCGTGAGAGCTTCCCAATATGCGGAGCGTGGACCTTGAATTTATCGTCGGTGAGAAGGTCGAGGAGCGTATGGATGGTCGCGTCTTCGATCACCAGGCAGAGCCGAATGAGCATTTCAAGCGGAAGTCTCTGCTTTGCAGTGACGCTGGAATCCATTGACTCCAGGACAAACAAGAGGAGTTCGACAACCGAGTTGAAGTTCTTTTCGCGTTCGTAGGCGGTGTCTCCACCAGTATTGAAGTCAAACAGGGATAGTGCGATGGGATGGTCTACATCGGTAGGATCAATGACAACTGCACGTTCACGAGGGAAGCGGACGCGAAGGATCTTGTGGATCAAGTCCCCTTGCGAATCGAATACCACCAGCGTGCAGGGCTTGCGGAGGTCTTCTGCAATCCACGAAGAGAGAAGCTGTGTCTTCCCGACCCCAGTTCCGCCAAGTACCAGCGTGTGTTCAAGCCTGAGTGCGTCGGGTATCTCGAATTTCGGGGGCTCAGGTGGTGGTTCGGGTTCCGGCTCAGGAGGTAGCACAGGAAGTGGGGGAGGCTCCTGATTCTTCTCAAAGTACGTGATGTACTGAAACCAGCCAGAAAGAATAAGCGCTCCAGCGGACGCACCAAACGCAAGCCATATGAGTGTTGCGTAGAACCAAGATTCCGGTGGTTTGAACTTCTCGAATGCAAGCAATGTCGAGGCGAAGATAAGTGCTGAAAGTCCGGCAAGGATATACGTCTCAAGCGAGTATGAAACTGTAGGGGGTAAGTCGTGTGGTGTTCGAGGATTGAGGAGATTAAGCTTGATGATGCGTGTCCGTTCTACCGCGACTGCTTGTCGAGCCTTGAAGAGTTTGTAGCCGTGCCAGAAAGCAAATGCTGAAGGAACAATGAGGAGTGCAAACAAGTACAGCACCGAAGGCTCCTATACCAACTGTGATTTGCACCGGCGAATGATCTTCTGCGCCTGGTGCGTGGGAAGGTAGTTGTGCCGAGGCATGAGCATCTGCTGGCGCTTGCCGTGGATCAGGGTGTACGCCTGGTGATCGGGGAGGTCTTCAAGCTGCGGATCAGTGTTTTCTTGCGTGAGAAGGAGTTTCGGCGCAAGCCTCTCCGAGTCTTCCAAGCTGGTCCTGAATGCAACGAGCCTCATGCTCGACAGTATGGTGTCCCGCTCGTCCTCGTGCAACTGGGAAAGGAACTGCACCGCAATCGTTGTGGTGAGGTGGGGACAGCGGACGAGAAGATCCCGAAGCAAGGCAGAGGGGAAGGCGTGGGCATGGTCGATGTAGACCATGGAGCGGAGTCCGCCTACTCCGGCCGCAATGAGGGAGGTGAGAACGAGCGACCCGAGCAACTTCGTGCCGCGCAACCCCAATTCACCCTCGTTCAAGGACACAAGGACAATCTTGTCCTTGAAGACCAATTTGTTTGTCTTTTTGTCAAGGACATCACGGATCACCGGGTCGATGAAGATTGCAAGCAATCGGGACAAAATGCTTTCAGTCTTCTCGTCGCGCTTCTTATCCTTTTCGAAGATCTCCCATTCCTCAAGGACAATGCTGTCCGATACGTGCACGAGCATTTGCTTCCGATACTCATCATCCAAGAGGAGTGTTCGGAGATTCTTGAGGGAGCCGTATCCAGCCTCAAGGATAGAAGCGACACCGATCGTGGCGTAGCGGTCAATGCGTGTGGTTTCGACGGCTGAGGGCCAGACCCCTTTGAACATCTCCACGATGAGGGAAGTGACGAGTGCTCGCTCGGAAGTGCGGACTCCCGCTAGGGGGTTGAAGGCAAAGGGAAAGAGCGAAGGCTTGAAGAGGATGACATCCTTCTGCCGTTCCGGGGGAATGTAGTCCAGGATGACATCAATGGCGTGCCCTTTAGGGTCAATGAATACGCCGCTTTTGCCTTTATAGATCTGGTCTAAGAAGAGCCTGATGAGCGCTTCTGATTTCCCTGTGCCAGGCACGCCAAGGAACAGTTGATTAACCCACTTCGTGAGAAGCGGGCGATATGGCGCTTTAGGGGAGTAGTAGAAGCCCAGCATAGAGCATGTACCGTAACCTCGGTCCCCTCAAGGTGCCTGGGGACCAGGGCTTGCAGGCCCGATTAGGGTACATGCGCTGTGCTCGTTCCATGTGGAACGTGAAGAACGGTCCGTATGTATTCTACCGTGAGGAACGGGGGAATGGAGGAACTGCCCACCGAACAGCGCCCGAGCGGAGCGCGTGGCCTTCCTACCATGAGCCCGTCCGCGGGTGAGAGTGATCTCCAGATCCGGTGGGAGGAAGGCCACGCGAGTAGCGGGCGCTGTGAGGTGGAACCTGCTAGCCACGAATAGTGGTAGAGAAGCACCCATACCTATAGGGATGGGATATGGGCACGTAAAAAGCCTCCGATTAGGAGGTTGCTTCTGTCTTCTTGCCTTTCTTCGTCTCAGCGAAGGGAAGGTAGGTTCCTCGTTCACCGGACATGATCTTCTGCTCTTTCTTCAGAGCATTCAGCGTGTTGCCGATTGAACCTTCAAGGGACTTGTCACCCTTTGCTCCCATGTTTTCGAGGAGCTGAGTGCGGCTGATCCCGCTAGGGTTCTGTGTGATGAGGTCGAGTACCTGTTGCTTGATGCCGGTCTTCCGTGGGCCACGGGTTTGTTTCTTCCCACGAGTAGTGGGGAGCTTGCCCTGAAGAGCGTTCACATACGCTTCGATGGCGACGAGCTGCTTCCTGATTCCTTCTTCCTCTTCGTCCAAGGCACGTCTGCGAGGTTCCAGGTCTTCGAGCATCTTCTGTAGACGCTGTTGCTCCTGCTCCATTTGCTTCGATAGTTCCAATCTCATCTCCTGGTGGTGGAGCGGGGAGTATATGTGACTTCTGAGGCTCTGTACATGGGGCAAGGATTTGACGAGGATGGTCGTAAACACGGGACGTTGCAATAACGTTTGCCGCGCCACCTACTCGTATAGTCACCTTGCATTTACAGCCCAACGACCGTAAGGCGTTTCTTGTTTAAAGTGGAGACACCGGCTCCATTACTGTGCTATTTGCGTTCCTTTTACGCCACCCATGTACACAGCCCCCGAAGGGGTGTGAGCAAAGTTCAAATCAACAATTTCTCCCCTTGCGGGGCGAGGCCGAAGCCCATTACCACTCTTGAGGAGTGGTGCTCGCAAATCGCGGGAGTTGGTCCTGGACTGAATGTCCCTCCAACCATTTGCGAGCACCCATCCCCGAAAGGATCGGTGCAAAATTCTGTCTAGGAACTTCGCGCACGCGCGCCACCACCTTCAATGACGAAGGGGCGCGGGTACAGGATGCGCGCCTGTACCTCCGTTCCCTCACCATTGGATGATGTGCTCCTACAAATGGTTGACCTTTGGTTTACCTATAGGTCTGCCGCGTTTGCGGAGCATGTACTCCTGTTGCTTGCGATTCTTGCAAGTCCGACACACACGCCACGCCCTGCGGCCGCGGACTCGAATCTTCAGGTTGTCCCCGGAAAGGGGGTGTCCTGCATCACAGTGGGTAGCTCGCGCATACTTGGCTGATGGTGCCTCACCGCGCAATGTGTTCGTTTCTTGTGAAACAGGCTCCAAGTGGAGAGGATTAACACAGATTGGGTTCCTACAGAGATGGTCGATGACCTTCCCGAAGGGAATCCGTGTGTCAGTGAAGAACTCGTAGGAGACTCTGTGCGCTGGTTTTGAGGTTCCGTTGAAATGGAACTCACCATAACCATTACCCTTCTGACTTCCTGTCCAAATCCAACATGAATCTGTCTGGTCGATTCGCGTGACGAATCTGTCTATATCCTTTCCTTGAAGCACTCATACCAGACTACCAAATTCCCTGTGAATTTCAACTGAGGGGGTGTGGATTACTTTTTCCCTATGAGGGGGAGGACGATGGCATTCAGTACCACAGCACCGATGAGCCAGGCAAGCGACCACCATGACCATGAGTAGAACGCCATGCCGATGCCTCCCGCCAAGATGATGAGGCCAACCACCATTTTGGTCATCGTGGAGTCTGTTTCTTTGTCTGTCATGGAATGCTCCAAAAAAGAGGGAGCACTTGGCTCCCTGTTGGAATGACCCTATCGGGGTCGCAAATCTAGAAGGCGCTGAATGTAGTCGTCTATCTCCTGCTCATCCCAGTAGGACATTCCGTTAGGGCCGTTGGGCTTTCCTGGTTCAGGTAGCTTTCCGGCCTTCACCCGTCGCTCCAAGGTAGCTTTGGCGATTCCGAGCTTTAAACAAACTTGCCTTTTATTTAACAGTCTGCGTGTCATGCGCGATCTCCGAAGAGTCGTGCACGACGCCTTGGTAGGCGGGATTGCCACCGAAGGCACTGACGATTTTCAGGATGAATGCGCTGTAAGTCAACAATGCTTCTCGGACTTCATCCTCATATTCGTAGCGGTTGTATGTGCGTGCGATAGGGGTGAGCGTGCCTTGGACATGGTTCAAAATCTTCTCGGTGATGTGGATGGGCACCTTGAGCCTGGCGAGGTTCGTTGAGAACGTGCGCCGGAGGTCGTGGAGCCTCCAGTTCTTCACGCCACAGAGGGCATCGAGCTTCTTCTTCTCCTCGCTCCAGCACGGCTCTCCCAAGACGGGAAGGTGCTGTTTCATGAGCGGGGTGATCGGAAGGGTGTGGCTACGGTTGTTCTTCGTTTCCTCGAAGTGAAGGTGGGTTGTCCCTGTGCCGTACTTCGCAATCTCATTCCGACGGGCTCCAGAGAGCATGAGTACCCTGACCAGGTGGCCGTAGGGCTTGTAGTCGGTGGCGTTCCAGATGGCAACCAGCTCCTCGTCTGTGAGGACGCGTTCACGGGACTTCAGCTTGTTCGGCATGTCCACCCTGGAGAGGGGATTGACGGTCAAGATGTCCTCTTTGACGCACCACATGAAGAAGGTGCGGAGAACCTGTTGCGCCACGTTCTGCGCCGTGTCCTTCCCTGCCAAGTCTTTCAGCTTCTCGGTTACGTCCTTGCGGGTGATGTGATCGACGCGCTTCGTGAATCCGAAGAAGTTGAGGTAGGTTTTGTAGAGGCGGAGGCTCGTTGCCTTCATTTTGTGCTTCCGAGCCTCCAGGAACGCGTCTACGGCCTCTGGATACGGTTTTGGCGTACCAGTCGGTTTCGTGCTGGAAGACCCCGCAAAAACGATTTTTGCTCGAATGCGAGCGTCTTTGAGGGTGAGGTCGGGGTAGCGCCCGAGGGTGGTGAGCCTCCGCTCCTTCCCCGTGACCACAATGAAGGTCTTTGCGCCCCCTTGCGAGAGGCGAATGCCGAATCCACGGAGCGTGGTGTCAAAAATGGTGAGCTGGCCCTTCTCTGGAGCCTTCAAACGCTGAATGAGCAGGTCGGTTAGTTGCGCTTTAGCCACTTTTGAGCTTCCTTTTTCCCGTGGATAGGGGTGATGTGGAATGGTCTACCGCCTACCCCCGAAATGTCAATTTCTTTTTTGAAATCAACGACTTACGATGCGGAATGAGGTGGTTTGAGGAGGTATTTCACTACTGTTTGTGTATCGTGTCAAGTCCTGAATGTTCTTGTGGATCAACCACTTAGGGATGGCTAGTCTCTTTTGAGCTTCTCCCGTACCCATTCGCGATTGATGTGGAAGGTCTGAGCCTCCTCGGTTTCAGCGTCCACGGCGTCCAGAACTTCCTCAATCGTCCTCGCTCGTTCCTCTTGTGCGTGGCGCGAGAGGGCGGCGAGGAAGTCTTTGTCGTATCGCTTTGCCAGCTCTGTGATTTCAGGATGTGGCTTCTGGCACAAGCAACATTCAAAGTGCTTGATCTTCTGTCCACATGCGGGAGATTTGTTGTTCCAACAGTGTGAGTGATCGAGCTGGTTGTACGGCACCTTCTCTACGCTCTCGGAGGGGCCAGCCTGAGCAAGTTCTTCACCTAGTTTGTTGGCTAGCTTTTCATTTACGTCCCATGCGCTCTCTCTGTTCTCAGGCTGGCAGGTGATGCCCTTTCCGCCGTTGTAGAGTTCTTGCATTGCTTCAGGCGTGAAGTCCCGCATAGGTTCGAGTACTTCTAATACTCTGTTCTCAGTGGGGAAGCCGGAATGTGTGTTGTTTGATGGTGGAGGGTTTTGTAGTGGCTCGATGTTCTCAGTGGGGGCGGGGGAGTCTTCGATTCTGCCTACAGCGTGCCATGTGATCTTGCCAGTGCCTCCACAAACTCCGCACGTTCCATCGGCGCAAGGTTTGATGTCAGGGTTCTTCTGGCGGCACTGTGGACAGCTTTCGACTAGGTCCTTTGATGTGGTATTCATTTTTCTTTGATGTTATTGTTAATGAGGAAGCAGTGGCTCAAAAGGTTTCTGACCGGCACACGGCACTACTAGAGGTAGTAGGTTCTGTCATGGGGTTCCTCTCCCTTATCAGATGCAGGGTGACTTTACAGGGCAATATAAATTCAGAGGTCTGTGAGCACACGTCGGCTCCCTGGCAATTCCCTGCCCGCTTCCTTCACTCCCGACTTAGTTTCGGGAGTTTTCTTTTGCTCCTTTGATGAGGTTGATAACGTCCTCTAGTGCTTGGTTGTAGCTCTTTCTCTCGCCAACTGTCATAAAGGGGGAGTTCGATGTTCTCCTGCCGTATGACTTGGTGATGATGTATCGCTTTCCCTCCACCTCCTTCACGAGACGGTCACGTTCTCTTTCTTCGGGAGTTCTTGAATCACAGTCGTCCACGCTCTCTCTGTTCTCTGTGGGGGCGGGGCGACAGTCTCCGTGGCTTTCAGTCTTTCCACACCATGTGCAGAAAGGTTCCTCAGTGGGGGCGGGGCAATCGCAGGAGTTCCATTGGGGTGTGTAGCGCGGGTTTGCGCCGATACCGTGGTCAATGACTCGCTGTGTGCCGTTCGCGCAGTTTGGTTTATGTTGCATCTCCTTTGATTAAACTGATAACGTCATCTAATGCTTGGTTGTAGGTGGCGTGTTCCTCGGGATAGCGTCCCAGCACAGTCAGTTTCCGCTTCCCCTCCACCTCCTTCACAAGACGGTCACTTTCTGCGGTGAGGAGGTCTATGATGAAGTTTTTGATGTCATGACAGTGACATTGGCTCCCGTCAGGTGAATACGTCGCATTGGCGAACTTGCGGTCAAACTCCGCCTCCCAGTTTCTATTCATAGATTTCAGGTGCGCGGATAATGTTCTTCAAGTCGTCAATCACTTGCTCCAGCGTTTCGTTCTGCTCACACGCCTGGATTGCTCTCTGGTAGGCGTTGTTCTTAGCGTCTCTGATGTCATCATTCATGTTCTTGGGGTTGATTAAGTTCTTCGTGTAATCCGTTGCAGGATGGGTTGCCACAGTAGCTACAGCATTTGCAGAAAACGTCAGTTTCTCCGCATCCTGGGCATACTCCCTCCCACTCTCCTTTCTCTGTGGACATGGTGTTATGGGACTATCTCATCCAAGTATTCTTGATCTTGAAATGAGCTGTGAATAATCATGGGTTTTGCGTACTGTCCGTCGCTGTATCCTGTGGCGACTTTTGGCTTGCATGGGCAGTCGATACCACCTAGCTCTCGTTCATTACCTTCGTGCTGGGCTGAGTGTGGTTTGATGTCCGTTTCAGGGAGAACGTGGACATTCACGCCATCATCAATCGTTAGCCACTTTCCTTTATAGCGTTCCATGATCTAGTTGTTATCTGATACCTCTACGTCGCTGTTAGATTCTGAAGGGGTGGCGAGGGCTTCGAGTACAAGTTCTTTTACGTGGAAACCTCCTTCGATTACTCCCCGTGCATAGTCACCCCATTTTTCCTTGTCACCTGATAGCGCCACTATGTGTTGCGTTGCGTCCGCGACCTTCGCTTTCTCCTCCTTCCTCGCTTCCTCACTTATCTTGGTGAGGGTGGTGCGGAGCCAGTTAATGATGCCGAGCGGGTGCGGATAGGTGTCAGGCGTCCAGTTGTCTTTTGATGTTGGAACGCTGAATGTCTCGCGGAACTCCTCTACTGCGCTTTCGATGTGTTGGTTCATGACTTGTCGCTTAAGTCTTCTAATGCCTTTGCGATGCGGCTCAGCGGGAAATACAGAATCCAGGCTGAAACCACGAGTCCGAGGTACGTCATACCTCCTTACTTGCTGACGGGGGTAAGGGGGACTGTGCTTTGCCTTTGATGTCGTAGTAGCGACTTTTCCATACGCCGATAATGCGGAGTAAGTGGCTTTCTCTCGCTCTGTTCATCGGACTTTCCTCTTGGGAGGAGCGTTCTTCGAGGTACTGCTTCCACCGTGCGCGCGTCTCCTTCGGGTAGGTTTCCGTGAAGTGGCTGAATACCATCCCCGTCTTCTCACGGAACTCTGCAAGTGAAATTCCCTTTGTCTGCGCTCGAAGCCAGAGGTCGAGATTTTCTTTTGATGTCTTGCTCATTCTCCGTTTATCTTAGCTCGAATAATCTTCTGTACGTCTGAGAGGGCTTTGCGGTAGCCAGCCTCGTAGAATTGCACCTTTTCTGTTTTACCGCCGTAAAGTTCAGTGTTAGTAATCATCCCCTCCACCTCCCTCACGAGGTCTTCGGTCTGTATGAGGCTGTAGTCGGTTCCCCAGAGTTCATTGAATAGGTGAACGTCTGCGATGAGGTCTGCGAGTGAGGACAGCATCTCCTTGTTCGCTTCTTGCCAGTTGGCGTAGGACTTCTTGAGGATGAATTGCATGGCCTCCTTTTTCTTTGCGTCGCCCTCCCATGTCTCTTGATGCTGGGTCATGAGTGCTTGCGTGAGGCGAGTAGTGATTCGAGTGTTTTGCGGAGGCTTTCGACCTTACGTTCCGCGCCCTTCAGTTCTGCATCGACGTCCCCGTAGGCATTACGGCCTGTCTCCTTCTTGGACTGCCACCAGCCGAGAGACCTTTCCTCTTTTGCTTGTTCCCTTGTGATTTTCATGATGAGCTCGTACTCCGTTACGGGAGCCTTTGTAACGCTGTCACTTTTTGCGATGGTGAGTGAGTTCATTTTGTTTTCTTAGGTTTCTTGGTAATGGGGAGGGAGTAGGTGATGGTGCAGGGGACGAGTGGAAGATTTGCTGTGTGAGAGTCTTCCTTTAGTAGTGCGATTTCCCATTTGGTTGTGATTGCGTGGAGGAATCTACCCTTTGATGAGAGAAGCGCCCACGCCTTCACCTTCCTCTCTGTGGTCTTCATAAGCCGAGAGAGATCTTCGCCATGTCTATCCCGACCTTTAGCAACTCGAACCACAGAACGAGAAGTATCAATGCGATTGGAGAGAAGAGGACTATGCCGACGACTGCCTCAGTTGTGGATGCCTCCGCTTCGTCGGTGTATTCTTCCTCAGGTTCAAAGCGGCCTGTTGATTGGGACCTTCGTAATCTGAAGGATTCATTAGTTGCCATATCACTTAATTTTTATGGACCACCAGACGAAGCGTGTGTAGCTGCGGATCATCGGGTCCTTCTTCTTAGCGAGTAATGCGTGGAGGTCACTGTCCGTCCACTTCAGTGTGTTTGCGGCCAATGCGATCCTGGCTGCAAGCTTCTTCCTCTCTTCACCGATGCAGGTTGTGGCAGACACGATGTCTGCGATGAGCTGTTCCCGGTTGCTTCTTACTTGTAATGGTTGTTCTTTTTCGACCCGTTCAAATGTGATCTTCTTCATGAGATCATCTTCTCATCTGAAGAGTTCATGAGGAAGAGGGAGAGGTGGATAACTTAGTCGATGCGATGAATAGAAAGCACTGCCATTTGCTTCCCCTGTCTTTCACCCTCCTCTTTCGCATACTTCAACGCGGCGTGTACGGTCGTTCTCATTGATTCCCAAAAGGATCGGTGGACCCAGACCACCTTCTTAAACTTCTGGTTTTCTTCCATGATGACGACTTCGTAAGTCTTCATGTTTTCTTGTTCTTATTGATATACCTACACCCTACTCCTCCTGTAGATTCTGTAAATATGGGAGTGTGGATAGTGCTAGAGCTTGCGCACACCCATCTTCTTGTTTGCAATAAACTCAGCGGTTTCAGCCTGCATGACTGTTTTTGTTCCATAGAGATCGTGGAGCTCCTTGTGGCACGGCCAGCAGAGACCGATTACGTGGGCGTCAGTTTCACGACCAAGAAAACCGTAGTGCGTGTGATGAACGGTCGGGCGATCTATGTTGCCGCAAGCTGCACACCGCTTCCCGTGTTCACGCCAGTAGATCTCGGTCCTAAGTTTCCATTGAGGTGACTTGATATAGTCCTTGTATTTCCAAGAAACGAAACCCTTCTTGTTGACCCACTGCCCTTTGGCATTGAAGCCCGGCGTTCGTTTCTTCTTCTGGTTGCGCGGCTCGAATTTCGCCAGGAACTTATCTGCTCTCTGTTCTAAGCTCCTACTTCTATCTCTCTTTCTTTTAGTATCTTCATCTATCTCAATCCACATACTGTTGATGATGCTTTCTTCGACACTCTCTGGTTCTGCCCCCCCTCCCCCCATGATGGAGGGGATAGAGAGAAGATAAACAGTGAGTTCGAAGGAAGCGATGCTTTCCCCGAGAAATCTCTTCCAGGCCGAGATTTCAGGCCACTGGCCCAGGAACTATTAATTAGAGTCTGCGTTCCCAGCTTGCGTCTGCCCCACAGACAAAAGCACGCGGTTAGGCGTGCTTTCTTGAATCCTCTGTTCACCAACCCATGGAAAGTTGAATGACATCCCGTGAGCTGGGTCAGTGAACAGAAAATTCAGTTGTGATGATTTTGATGTCATTCACCAGTAATCATCTCACACACTCTTCATTCATTTATTCTTCAGACTGTGGATAGTGGGGAGATAAAGAAAGGCCCCCGGAGTGGGAGCCTGTGGCTACTGCGTGAAAACCGTGTAGCCGGGGAAGGTCGGTTGGATCTGCTGCACCTGGGCGATGCACTGGTCCACGACCGGGATGGCAGAGGGATGGAGCGAAGGCCGAAGCTGCTCCAGGTAGGCGATGTACAGGCGTCGATCGAGCTCTTGCGAGAGGTCGAACACCAGCATTCCTACGTCGTCCTGAAGGACGGTCCTCATGCTGACACCTTGGCCTTCTGCCAGATGATCGTCTGCTCCTTGGTGTCCTTGTTGACCCTAAGGAGCTTTTCAGCCTTGCCCTCGTGGTAGATGAGGGCGTAGTAGATCTCGCCCGGCTCGTTCCAGTCCACGCCGACGATGCAGCGATGCACCGTGTAGTTGCGGTTGGCTGTCTCCGCGAACTTGCCGTCCTTGGTGAGGTGGCAGGTGCCTTCGTAGACTACGGACTTCCCCTGAAGGAGTGTCCGCAGTTCGTTTGCGCGCGCCTGGGAGGCGGCGAAGAGAAACAGGGCGACGCACACAACGGTGATGCCCTGAAGAATCTTCAGCATGACAGTCTCCTTGAAGTGGGGAACGTGGGGTATCCAGCTCGGTTCCTCGTCTGGATGCATGGCTTGCCGCCGGTTTATCGAAGGTCGGCCTGAAACCGGACAAAGTGCCTGTAGCCCGTCTATCGAGCGCTACGCCTGGCCGGGAGCCAGGCACCCATCGCTCAGGCTGCCAGCCCGAGTTGTTCCCTGTACCTCTTGCGAAGTGCTTCGAGGCAGAACGAGTGGTACGGCATACGGATGCCGCCTTCCATCTGATGAACAAGCTCAGAAGGAAGAATTGACTTCGCGCACTTGTGGCACACGTACATATATCCTCCTGAGGTAAGTTGGCGAGCGTGGTGTCGAGCTATACAGAGGGACCCGTATGTGTCGTGCCGGACACGATCACGCTCGTATTTCATAATACACCTTCACCTAACTTTCATTTTTCTGCATGTGTATAAGTTCCTCTTCGCTAGGGAATGGAGTAGATACGCCGAATTTATTAGACACAAAGAAGTTCACTGCGTCATATACCTGTGCGACCTGATGAGACTTCAGTTGTTTAGTTGACGAGGTGAGGAACATGTGTTCCTGAAAGATCTTCCAGATGTGGTGGAGAAATTCCTCAGTGATCGGGACTTCCCATTCCTGGAGTGATTGCACGAAAAGCTTCTGATCCACACCCGCTGCCTGGAGCTCCGCAGCGAGCTCTCTGAAGTATTTGAAAAGTGCCCTGTGCTGGGCTTCTGATCGTGGCTTAGTCGTCTCCATATACAAGATCGGGCCTTAGCTTTCTCACCAGTTCCACAAGCTGCCAGGTTTCCATCTTCTCCCCTCGGTGCCGCTCGTTCTCTTCATCAATCCACTGGAGATGTCCTTTGCCGTACCTGCGCTCAAGCTCCTTGCCGAAGGCGTGCCCTACCGGACCATCACTCAAATAATTACATCGTGGGCACTGCAAACTTAGGTTGGATTTTTCTAGCTTAAAGAAGCCGTGACATACGGACCACGCCTTGTAGTGGCCGCAGTGGCCTTCTTGCCAGGAGTCGAGAATGGCAGGACATGAGACGCACTTCCCTCCGTACTTCTCGAAGTCTGTTCGCCGTACGAGCTGTGAGATCGCCTTCCATGCTCGCTTCTGTGCAGGGGTGTTGCCGTGACTTCCAAGGGGGAGCGCCATGAACCAGGCCGGGGGCGTGTACGCCTGTTTGAGTTTTCGGACCTTCTTCTGCGGTGTCCGTCTGCGCTTGATGTAGCTAGTCCTCTTCTTCATCTACATAAATACCATCGTCGTAGCCGATGGCGTCGGTTAGCTGTCCGACCTGGCCCTGCTTCCACTCATCGCTCACGTATGCGTCTTCAGCATCCTTCTTCTTTGCTTTGCGGATAGCTTCAGCAGCATTCTTTGCCATGACATAGGAACGGACTATGTAGAGTTTTCGCCCTGATGAGGCCCGTTTCTTCATAATCAACTAATAATACAGCATGTGTATAACCTATTTTGTAATGCACACCTGAGGCGGTATGCTTAATGAATACCAGATTAATGAACTTCTAATGAGCACACCTGGGTATTGGGAAGGACAGGAGAATGTCGTCGCAGACTTTCAAACCACGCTTGAACACTGGTTCAACGGTGATGTGAGCTGGGATGAGGTCGAAGAGGAGCTTCAGCGGCTCTTAGAGGATGATGATGTCCACCAGCGTACCTATGCGAAGTGCTGCAACATGTGGGATGAGGCGCAGACACGAGATGAGTTCTGGCAGGAGGAGGAGCGGCAGAAGTGGAGGGATTTAGATAAAGATCAGGGAGCGTATTAAATATGGAGTTAATGGACAGGGTACAAACCCCGTGGGGACCGGGTACAGTGATCGGCTTCGATCACAAGTATCTGCTCGTGCTCATGGATGAGGTCTTTGTCCAGGATGAGCACGGCGTATTTCATTATCAGAAGCTTGGCGTGAGGAGGGATGAAGTAACAAAACTACCTTAAGAATGGAAATAAAACAGGAGGGGAATGATTGGTTCGCCAAGAAGAGCAAGAAAGCAAAGCGCTGGGAGCGGGTGACTGACATCATTAAGTTTGACGGTGATCTCTGTTCGGTGATGGGCCGGGCGGGCATGACCGACTTCCATGCGTACCTGGGTCGGGATGGCGACCGTTGGCTGGAGATGTATGGGGTTACGTCCCTCCTCAACTACTGGGGAGAGAAGGAGAACCTAATTCAGTGGGCTGTGACGCAGGCTATTGAGTGCATTCAGAGCCATCCGTTGCTGACGAATCCACTGGTGAGGCCAGAGTACGTTGTGGAGTTGTTACCTCTTGTCCTCGAAGAAGCTCGGAAAGCCCACCTCACGAACCTCAAGACCGCTGGCGACCACGGCACGAAGATGCACTCCGCGGTAGAGGAGTGGATTGAGATCCGCCTGGCAGGGACGATCATGGATGCGACCGAGCACCACCAGCTTCAGGATTTCATCCATTGGGCTGAGCCAGTGACGTTTCTTGCGTCCGAGAAACCCCTCTACTCTCGCCGTTTGTGGGTAGCGGGGACCACGGACTTCATCTGCGAGATTGAAGGGAAGAAGTTCATCGGAGACTTGAAGACCTCTCGCTACGCATCCTTCAAGCACTTCCTCCAGTGCGGAGCTTATGCACTTATGTATGAGGAGATGGGCTTGGGGAAGATTGATGGCATCGTCATAGCACACATGCCGCGAGATGGTGGATTCAACGTCCTTATGGACATCGAGGTTGAGAAATACAAGCGAGGCTTTGAGATGATCGTGGAGCTCGCTCGGATGGACAAGGATAAGAGTTACTCGCTAGGTTTTGGCAAATAAAAAAATGAACATAGACATCAGTTTGGCGAACGGGTGGATGGGAGGATACTTCCCTCTCATTGAAGGTGCGATTGTGAGAACAGAAGAAGGCTGTTGGTGCGCGGGAGTGGGCTTCTGCGGCTTCTCACTTGTTATCGGAATCCACACTCACGACTTCGATTAGTACGCGACCGCAAGTGTCGTTAAACTACGGTTAATAAATAGCACAAGTAAAATGATTAAGGCACCAAGTATGCAAAGTGAAGCAAAGGAGTTAGTACCAGCAGGAAACCACATTGCACGACTTTTTAAGATCGTGAACATTGGGACAGTCGAGACACCATTTAAAGATGAAGAGACCGGAGAGCCGAAGGTGCAGCCTAAGGTACGGCTGTATTTCGAGCTTCCGCTCAAAACACGCACATACAAGCAGGATGGGGAAGAGGTGACGACACCTCATGTCATTGGGAAGAAGTACACCCTCTCCCTTTTCAAAGGAAAGCAGGTTGCAAAGCTTCGCACCGTTGCTGAGGCCATGATTGGCACAGCCCTCACGGATCAGGAAGCGGAGAACTTTGACGTTGAAAGTCTTCTTGGCCTTCCGTGTATGGTCCAGGTGACGCACGAGAAGCTGAAGGACGGCACTGAGTACGCGACGATCGCGAACGTGGCGTCAGTTCCTGAGGGAATGGAAGCTCCAGGCCAGGTGAATGCGTCAGTCGTGATTGATGTGAACACCGCAAGTCAGGAGGAAATCGGAGCCCTCAATGAGTTCATCCGAGCTGAGATCGAGAGTTCGGCAGAGTACAAGCAGCGATTTAGCAGCGTAGAACTCTAGGTATGCTATTGATAGGTTGGACCGTGTTGGTACTCGCTTTTTGGAATGTCTGGTTGACGATTGAGCTGATAACCTGGACTGGAGAGCAAGATAATCCACCAAAAAAGAAGCGTGGTCGTCCACGGAAGAAGTAGTATGGAATACGCCGTCTACGATGGGGTAAAGAACAGAGGAGAGTTCGTTGCGCAGATGAAACATAAAGGGTGGAAGATTGTTCAGTACAAGAAGACAAGTAAAGGATGGGCGTTTGTAGTTGAGCGTCCAACCGGAGCGGAATGAAAAAAGCCCCCAGACTCGGGGGCTTTTCTTACTGCCAGCATTTGCGGCTCGCGTTCCAAGGATTCTTTCCGCTCTCGTCGTAGAGCTTCCTGGCGAAAGCGATGTTCACCTTAGGGTCATACAAGTCCAGTCCGACAATCCGAGCACTGTGGCTCGGGACATGAATTTGATATATCCCATGGTCATTCGTCGGGCCTTGTGCGGTCGGAATAAGTCCTGATTCGCACCTGGCCACCCTGAGCATCGTTTCTGGCTCTTCAGGGAAGGTTTCGCGGATCATCTCCGTGATCTGTGCTTCGTTGTAAATCAGCTTTATCTGAATCACCTCCCCCAAATTTGGTTGTTCTACGGCTGCATACACGAATTGTGTTTGAAATGTATGCGGGTACGCCGCGAAGTGTGTGTCTATGAGCAATCCTCCCAAAATGCCTAAGATGAGTCCTGCACCAATTACTTGGCGTCGTATCACAAAGGTTTGGTCTTATCTGCCTAACATCCGAATTAACGAATGGGTGTGATGCTGTCACCACCTTAGTCAGTATACCGTCTAGTTGATCTGACTTGCTTGGTTATCCACACACTTCCAGTAGTAGTTATAGGCGCTCGGTATGCGGCCCTTAACGCAGGAAAGTATATTGCTGGCTCCAACAGGACTGCCAGAAACGGCGATTGCCGCATCGGCATAGGTTGTGAAACGGTTAAGCTCTTCACCAGTTCTGGTGAGTTGAATAATGTTCTTGACGGTTTTCCGCCTTCCTTTGCGAGCGCGCCTAGTGTTTTCAGAAACAGTCAGCCACCTCATGTTGTCTGCTGAGTAATGGCCCAATGGGTCTATTCTGTCGATGCTTGGCGCTAGGTAACGTGGTCGTCCAGCCTTGTCCCAAGCTTCAAACAATGTCGCCAATTCCGAATTGTCGAACAACTTGAGGAACTCGTCTCTCGTTATTCTTAATTCGACATCGACATATGGTGGTATCTGTTTCCTGGTACTGATGGACTTCCATCGTGATTGAAGCAGCATCTCCTTTGTACAAACTGCTTCGAGTCGTGAGCGCGAGGAAATTCTCCTTCGATCAGTGGTGCACTGGATACAGCGTGAAAAAAGACCGCTGGGAGTGCGCTTATCTTTATAAAAATCATCTTGGGCTTTCTCTACGCCACATCCTCCGCATTTCTTTAACATACCTATACATTATAAGATAACGATATGTAGTATGCAAATAGTCACCCCTGTGGGTGGATGATTGGCTCGATTGAGAGGGCAAGGATTTGACGAGCCAGGATTGGACCTGAATCTACTCGTATAGTCACCTTGCATGAATCTCTACGCTAGCGGGTTTGGCACCACCGCACCCCAAGAGACTTTTCAGTGAGCGTCTACCTATTCCGCCACCTCTCAGTTGAAACAATCATCTATGGTGAGAAAAGGGTCACGCCCACAATCTTGAAAAAGAGGCACGACCCCACTCTACTCCTCACCTTCACTATTTTCTCATGTGGGAGTTATTCCACAAGTCTTGACTGTGGATAACTATGCTTGCTTGGTATTGAGGTACTTGGAGATTTCACCAAGGATCAGAGACGCTACTCCTACCACGGCTGGTGAGAGGTCAAACATTCCGAGATTTGCTGCGGTGAAGTCCACTGCTACTACGACGACTGCTGCTCCGAGACGCCAGAAGAATGACTTGAGGCGCTTCATTAGTTGTTCACTCATACGACGAAAAACATTATTTGAAATAAGATTCCCGTCGCTATGACTGCTGCGTCCGACATGTACTAATGGTAGCACGCAGGTTAGCGCACTCTTTTGTACATGTGGATAGTGAGTCCATGCCCCAAGTGGAAGTAGTTGTACCAGGTCATCGGGTCGTAGTTGATTTCGAATCGTCCTGTCTTGCTGTTATTTGATGCGATGACGTTTCCATTGAGGAATATGCCGGTGTGCCCTGTCTTTTTCCCTACGGTGGGAGAGACGATGATTGCCTCAGGCTCGGGTTCCCAGATTTCTACGTACCCGTTCTTTGGGTCCTTGAGCCAGTCATTCCACTTGATGGTGGAGAGCATGTGCGGCACCTCCGGGTACACCTGGCGCAGCAAGGTCGTCACCGTGTCCACACACGCAAGGCTGTCTGGTGCGCTGTCCAGAGGGCTTGCATCCTTTCCGAGCTGTGCATAGCAGAGGTCGAGGAGGTTTTTCTTGTTGGTGAGCATGTTGACGATTGATTGAAGTAGGGTGATGTGTTTCTTCTGGTACTTAGGGTCCTTGCGGTTGATCCAGATGCGTTTGGCGCGACGTATCACATGCTCTGGATGAAGGATCTTCCGGGAATGATCGTAGGTGTCAAAGACGTACATATGCCCATCTTGGTCGATCTTGTAGAGGAGGCACCAATGGGCACTGCCTCCGCGGTCTGAGACGTACAGGTTGTCAACCTTTCTCCACGCCTTCACCGACACTGCGATCGGTGAGGTTTGGAGCGCCTCCCGAAGGACCTGTCTCCAGTTCTCAGGCCGGTTAGTCCAGAGCCACTCGTGCATGAAGTCGTGTGTGTAGGCCCAGTTGAGACCCTTAGCCTTCATGGAGCCGGTGATCGGCGTTTCCATGAGCTCCTTTGCGGAATTGGGAAACGGAAAGACAGCCTGGTCTACGAGTCCGTGCTCGCGGATTGCTTCGTAGACTGTGTGGGGATTTGCCCCGGAGCCAGGCTTCAGTCCTGCCAGGCGGAAGGTAAAGGCGTCTGAGTAGTTCGGCTCTTCGCCGTAGAGGCGCTTGTAGAGGGTTTCAATCTGATTGAGTCCACCAAAGACGGCGCATCCAGCGCTCTCAAATTTTTCTGCCTGGGGTTCGTACTTGGGGAGATATTGCTCCCAGTTGCCATCTGATTGGTATGGGATCTTCGGGACTTTAGACTGACCAAAGACGTACTCCCCTACTTCTACTACCTTGTCGAGAAGTCCATACATACCCTCCTATTTCTTAAAGACTGAGTAAACGACGAGGGCGACGGCTGCGAGTATGTAAAAGATTCCGCCCTTCCCCCACTTGATGAAACGGTTGATGGAGTTTGCCGTCTGAAGGAAGTCAATGACAGGGCTCACGGTCTCGATGTGCGAGTCAAGGGTTGCCTGGATCTTGTTGATCTTCCCATTGACAACACGCTCTACAACTGGTGGAACTGTCGCTTCTACTGCTTCTTTTATTGCTCTTGTAATCTCATCTTTGGTCACGTTACCTATAAGTTTATCATGCGTAATAGCACGTTATTCGAAGATGATTACGTTGTTCAGCGCAGTTCCAGCGGGGGCATCGGGGGCATCCCACGGGAGACCTGATCCGCTGTTGTATAGGTCGGTGATTTCTGCGCTGGTGAGTTTCTTGTTCCAGATGCCGACTTCATCAATGAGGCCATCAACGTACTCGCTCTGTTGGCTATTGGCTCCAATCTCGAACTGACGAGAAGAGTTGAAGGTGGAGGTTCCGAGGCCGGTGACGGTGCCGATACTGGAGCCGTTCACAAAGAACTCCACAGAGCCAGCAGCCGCGTCGTAGACCATGGCGATGTGATACCAGGTGGCTGTGGTGAAGGCATGGTTGCGGTAGTTATTGGTCGAAGCAGAGCCGTCTGCCGAATGATTCATTCCCAAAGACAGTACGTTGCCGGAATCGCGCGCAATGCCAAATCGGTATGCTCGTTGGTTCGAGGTGCTTGACCACTTGGAGATAACGGGGTCCATCGTGAATGCCCCAGAAGGCAGGCTCTCAGGATTGGTCCAGGCAGCAATAGACATGTTTCCCGTGATGTCGAGTCCGGTCTGCGAGGCATCAAGGATTGAGAGGTATTCGGAGGTGTCCTGTTCATGATCGCTTGCGTTCCCCTGCTTCCCTGTTCCGAAGAGGACGGTGTTGTTGTCGGTGAGGTGGTTCGTGGAGTCGGAGTCATTGCGCGTACCTGAGGTCTCTTCAAGTCTCCAGTACGAGACGAGGTTCACCGGCAGGTTCGGATCGTCCTTTACATCAGTCGCAGCAAAGGAGGCGAATGGACAAAGGAGTGTGAGAAGGAGAAGAAGCTTTTTCATGTTGAAGTGGCGGTCTTAATGACAAAGGTGTTCTCTTCTGCGTACGCACCGACACCGATCGAGACAGTCTTTCCGGGGTAGGTCACGATGATCTTGTATCCCTCCCCCGCTGGGCCGCTCTGCGTATCTACCGAGACATTGCGCGGGATCTTTGTGGTGAGGGTTCCGTCTACAGGAACACCATTCACCACTTGGACATATCGTCCTTTCGACTGTTGTTCCGCCATGAGCTCTTCGATGCGGGCTCTGTCTGAGGCTGACAGTTCGGCGGTAGGCTGGGCTGCGCCTTCAAGGCCGTACTGTTCGAGGGAAATCACTGCCGTCCCCGCCACAATGAGTGCTATGCCGATGTAGTAGAGAAACTCCCGCATACATCAGTCAGCAGTTAGGCTTTTAGAGACGGTGCAGCTAATCGAGGTCGGGCTTGAGGCAGCGGTTCCGACCCGGGCATAGCGGGGCTCCCCAGCCGTGAATGTGTTGTTCGACGAAAGTGTGTGAGTGGGGACCGGGTTCTGTGCAGACACCGCCTTCGAAGTTGTTGCATTTGTGAAGTTGGTTCCGTCACCAAAGTCCACGTTGACGGTGCCGGTGTCCGTAAAGCACTTCACGGCATTCCAGGTCTCAGCGACGAATGCGGGGCCAAGCGGAATGGTGGTCGTTCCGGTCCATGCTGTTGAGGTTGAATAGGTGAAGGAGGGATAGAAGTTGCCGTTGCCGTATACCTTCTTCGCTGAAGCGCCAAAGCACACGAGCTGGTCTGAGGTCGTGTCGATTGCACACTCTCCAGTTGCATCGACGGTAGGTGCTGCTCCGTTCGGTATCTCAAGCGAGGTTGCATTTCCGAGGTCCCACACACCTGATCCGGTGAGAAGGCCAGCAAGAGCCGTGAAGGCGGAGTGATAGAGGCTCGTTACAGTAAGGCCAGTCGTTGAGGCTTGGGATGTGGACGCGAAGGTGAAGAAGCTATTTCCAGAGACGGTGAGGGCTGTTGAAGATGCGTAGGCAAGCGTAGATGAGGCAGTGAGACGAAGCCCTGAACCTTGTATCGTTCCTGTGAAATTCGGGGTGGCAGAGAAGACGACATTCCCCGTGCCGGTCTCGTCTGAGACGTAGGAAGCTATGTTCGCTGAGGTCCATGCCCCAGCGTCAACTGACGCGACATTGGTTGTGTAGGTGAAGAAGCCATGATCGCCGTTCGCCATTTCTGCGGCCGTAATGTCCGTGCCGAGTGAAGCCTGGAGGAGACCGCCTGTGTTTATGATCCCGGTCCCGGTAATGTCTGAGATGTAGTCCGCTCCGACTCCGAGGAGTGCAGTCTGGAAGGATGTAGAAGAGGTCCCCGTCGTAAACGTGAGTGCAGTACCAAGTGAAAGTGCATCTCCCGTGAGGACGATCTCGGTTCCATCTGCCGAGAGGTTCGTGTCGTCACTGATGTCGATCGTTCCGCGCATGATGTCCTGTCCGCTTAGGGTGATGTAGTCGGGCGTCCCTGAGAGCGTCACCGCTGCGTGCGAAAGGCTGTACGCTGAGTCGTGCTCTTTCAGCCGTGTTGTAGTGGCGATCGCATAGCCTGAATCGAGCGAAAGAATTGCTGCACCGCCGATGAGCGCACGGGTGTTGCTGAGAGAGAGTCCGGTTGCGGTCGTCGTGAGTGTGCCGGTGGCGATTGATCCTATGGTCGATACACCCGTGGCGTAAACCACCTCACCAGCGACAAGCGGGGTGGTAGTGCTGATGCCGCCTGATCCTGAAGCATCTGTTCCGCATGAAAAGATCCCTGACCCGTCAGTGTCGACGGTGTTGCAGTTCGTGAGGGAAGGAATGCGAAGTCCCCAGAGGTCGCTTGCAGGGCGAAGCTTTGAGCTTGCCACGTACCAAAGACTTGAGCCTCCTCCACTGCCTTCGTTCTCCTGGTTGAAATAGAAGCCTCCCACCACAAGGGCAACTCCAGCTAAGAATGCAAAGATATTTTTCATACTACATCGTGTAGACGGTTAGCTCTGCGACCATTGAAGCCGTATCCGATCCAAGGTAGATCGTCTTGCGGCTCAGTTCCAGGCCGTCTTGTGAGCGGAACTCGCCATTGCCTACCGTGCCGTAAAGGGATGAGTCTCCCCCTGCGGGCATCTTCCCGGAAGTGAATGAGTAATAGAGTTTGCCTGCGGGATCGCGCATCTTCATGGTGAAGGACACGGTGTTCGCGGGGAAGGTGTAGCTGTATTCGGTGTTCGTTGCGGTGAGTGCGACGTTTGCGACTAGGGCAGTGGTAGCCAGGCGCATTCCCCCTCCTCCGAGTCCACCTGAGGACATCTTGCGTACCTGCATGTCATCGAGCTTCATCGTGCTCGGCACATTGAGCTTGATGCTGTTTGTCGCGTCGATGAGCTTGGAGACGAGTGATTCAAGCTGTGCAGGACTGTTCTTCGCTACCTGCTCTTCTAGGTCGATGATTGACGTGGTGAGCTGCTCGATTGAACCGACGACAGGCGAGAGGTCCGTTGAAGGCGCTTCCACCTTCAGGTTCTTGATAGCGGTAGTGCAGTTCTTCGTCTCTGAGAGAAGCTGGGTGATTTTGCCGACAACTGCGGTGTTGCTTGCCTGGAAATCCGCGGCGGATACCTGGCTCTTCACCGCGTCCTTGAGATCTGAGACAACAGAGGAAAGAGACCGTACCTGGTCGGCTTGAAGCTTTGAGATTTCCTTGACGCCAGAGAGTGCGGTCGCCGTTTCCTTGAGGGACTTCGCCGCACCGTCAAGAAGCTTCGAGGACTCTCCGAGGTCGATCTTTACCGCAGAACTCTTCGAGGCTAGCGTGTCGAGCTTGGCACCGAGATACTGTGCAACCTCTTTAAATAGCTGGTGTTGGTTGTTCATCTCCTTGTGGCTGATCTTCTAATCCCAAAAGGCTCGCTCCTTGCGGCTTCGGGGGCGCTGGCTCCTTGTAGTCGGAGGCAGCTTCGTTGTAGAGCTCGATGAACTCCTTGAAGAGCTTTGGCTTGTTGGATGCGACGTACTCTGGGAAGAATGCTGCGCCAGTCTGCATCTTCTCAGTGAAGACTGCGCGGCGTTCTGAGACTTCCTGGTTCGCAAGCGATTCAGGAACCACGTTCACGTCGAGGTCCCATTCATCGAGGTAGTCGGACTTGAACGCGACGAGCTTGTAGTTCACGCCGTTCTCTGCCATCGCGTCTTCCCGCGCTTCGATCTCAGGGACGGACAACATCTCGCTCTCCTTGCCTGCGATCTGGATGCCGAGGGTTCCAATTGAGCCGTCTGCGAGCTCGGTGTCAGGCACGTTGTAGATCTTGGGTTCCATGGCTTCAATGCCTTCAGGGCCGATGATCTTCTCGTACTTCGGCCTCATGTAGTTCATGAGGATGTTGATGATGCGGAGCCTGGTCTTCTGCACCCAGAGGTCTTCAAGGAACATGAAGAAGATGCCCTTGAGCTTTCGGGCGTTCTCATTCGCTACGAGGATTTCCCGCGCGGTGACTCCCCTCCCCTGGATGCCTGATTGGTTCGCATCAAGCGATGCCAGGTCTCCCATGCGAGAGACGTACTGGAGCATCGCGATCTCGCCTGAGGTCACGCCATTGAAAGGCATCGGCTTTACGGCGTTTACGTCTGGCACGTAGATTTTGTTGTCCTGGTTCACGAGCTCTGTCTCGATGTCGAGGAGGTCTTTGTTCGCGAGGCCCACGAGCATCGGAGGGGTGAGGCTGCGGAACATCTTGTCCAAGATCGTGTTGAGGAGGGTGTTGTCGATGTCCTGGATGCCTTCGATCGTTGATGGGAAGGACTTTCCGTAGAAGAACTGGCCGTTCACGAAGGGTTCGAAGATGGTCTTCGAGAAGGGGTACATCTTTCGCTTCTTGCCCCAGACCAAGGGTGCGAGGAGAAGCGGTACGCCGTTCACCCAGATTTCGTAGCGGTCCTCGAACTTGTTGTAGAAGCGGATGACTTCGTAGTCGTCCTTGTCCTCGACTCGCTTGCCCCAGCTTTCAAGGAAATAGGTCTGCTCGGTTGAATCGAATCGCTTGATTGTGTCTTTGTCGTGGACGTGCTTGAAGTTCTTGTACTTACCAAACTCCATCTCCAGGGCTTCACGATCGTAGTGCTTTACCCATGCGAGTTTCGGCTGGTCCTGGATGTCGAAAATATTGAAATCCCAGATGTACATCTCCTGCAAGGGGACGATGAGATCGACCGGGCGGTCATCCACGATCTCTTCGCGCTCTTCGAACTTGATGTCTCCGGTAACGGTGTCGTATGAGCTGATGAATTTGCGCTTGTATTTCGTCTTCAGGTAGCCGTCACACTTGATGACCGTACCCTTTCCTGCGGCCTCCCATGCCTCGAAGAACATGGTGAGCTGCGGGTTCTCCATCATCCGTGAGTGGCGTACGAGCTGGCGGGTAGCTTCTGCCCTGGCAGCAGAAAAGAGGCCCCGCTTATTGACAGCCTCGAACTTCAGTTGTGGAACGGTGAGGGCAACGCCTGCGATGAGCGCCTTCATCTTGTTGCGGGTCACCGGGTTGAAGAGGTTCGATTGCCAGTCTTCCTTCCCTTGCGCTTCCCGTGAAGGTGTGTTCCCGTTGAGGCGTAGATCCGAGTCGTTGATGTACTGGACGAGGGTTCTATCACCATCCTCTCCGTTGAAGTGAGGGTAGGTCTCACCCCGACGTTCAATCATCGTCTCGATGTCTTTATAGACCGATGTTCGAATCTCCTGTTCTTTGTTTGTTAGTCTATAAGATTTTAAGGCCATATTGGTGCGCTAATTATAACTTACCCCCTGTGCTTCATTTACTCCTAATGAAATATATGGTTAGATTCTGGGATGACAACACAAACCAAAGGAGAGATAGTCGAAGGACTTATGTACTTCATCGGCCTGGTAGCGGCATATATGCTCATATTTGCTCTGCCGATGTGGCTGGTTGAGGGGTATCAGTTCCTTTCTTCATATATTCAAACACTTTAATCGCCTGCTCTTCTGCGGCTTCAGAGGACTGCCCTGACTGCTTCAGGCGGTCTTTGATCTTGGACATGATGAGTTGATCCGTTGCGTACTGCGTACGAACCTGTTCGCGCACCCTATCAACGACTGAATCCACGAGCTTCTCCTTCGCTCGGTCGGGCATGGCCTGGTAGCTCTCCTGCTTCATGATGTCTGCAAGGACGTTGTAGATAAGCTGGCCTGAAGCGATCTTGATGTCGCGATACTGTTCGTCCGTGACTTCGAATCCGAATGCGGTCTGTGCAGGGAAACTGATGCTCTTGTCGATCGCCTTGAGCTCCTCGCGCACCATATCGACGGTGACAGGCGATGGGACAACGGGCGAGATGAAACGGACAATGCCGGAACCTGGTCGCATCAAGTCTTTCCCAAAGACATCCACCTTGGAATCAAGCTTCTCTGAAAGCCAAGGGAGCTTCGCCATGTATGCGTCCTTGACGGAGTTGACTTCACGGAAGACGGGATCGGTTGCGCGGGCGACGGACGCAACACCTGAAGGAATGGTGGCACCAGTGACGAAGTTTTGGAGCCACTTCTCGGCCTTCGTAGGGTCCTGAGTCGCCTCGAAAAAATCCTGCATTCCAGCGACGAATGACTTGTCTAGGAAGTTCGCAGACATGATGAAGAACACATGTGACATGCGTTCAGCGGTGCCCATCTCGTCCTCATTCTTGATGGATTGCCCGACTGCCGCCGCTGCGGTGAACCACTCAGCGAACGGGGAGAAGCGGGCATAGGGATACCACTTGTCTCCGATCTGTACCGAGTAGGCTTGCTTCCCGCTTGCGAAGAAGTCGTCTCGCTCCACAGGATTCTTGGGTGCTGCAAGGGTGATTCGGTCTTCAAGGGCGTATTGAACGAGTCCGAGTGTCGCTACCGTTCCAAGTGTCATCTTCGCCAGAGCATCAGCGCGAGTGCCAGGCAAGCTCAGTTGTTTTCGAACACTGGGAAGAACAGGTGCGACAGGCGAGAACTCGATAGCCCGGTTGATGAGGTTCGCGAGCGTGTGGAAAAACGGGACGATGAACTTGACCGCGGGAAGGTCGTGGCGGATCGAGTCGAGCTTCGCGAGGATTGGATGGAGGTCATCCTGGAAGAGCGTCTCGTTAGCAGCCTCGTGCGCCTGCTTGATGAGATCTGGACTTGGGTTTGAGACTGACTCGCCCATGAAGCGGGCATATTCATCTGTACCCGGCTTCAAGCCTTTCTGAATCGCAAGTCGTCCTACTGCGACGTACATCTCTCCCCAATGTGCAGGCTGGCGGAGCACGGTGTCTTGCACGCCCAGAAGGCGGAACGGCATTCGGATTACTTTGCCGGTCTTGTCGAGGGCCTTGTCGAACCAGGTGTCCTTCCCTGGCCTTCCTTTGATTGCTGGTCCACGAGGGTTGAAGTCTTTGACCTGCTTGGCTTTTTGGGCGAAGTTCTCATCACTCAGTGCTTTAAGCGCATTGCGCGGGGCCATCTTCCATCCCATCCACTGTCCGATAGCTTCGTTCTTGATGTCAGCTAAGAACCGCTCGCGCCGTTGGCCGGTGATCTTCGCATCAACCGAATCAATGATTGCGGCGATGGGACGAAGCGCAAAGCGATTGAACAACATTGCGGCCGATGTAGCCGTGTTGACCACGAATGTCGGTATTGCTGTGAGCTTGATAGCGGTAGCAAACTCCACTGCCATCTCCAAGGCCGTCGCCTGGCGCATACTGCGAAGGAGATCCGCGACCTCGTCAGCATCGTCGCCTATTGTTTCGAGCTTCTTGAGGGCATACTCCTTGAGTTCATCAGCTACTTCCTTGTTCGCCAACCACTTGCTAAAGAGTTGTTCTTCCTGAGTGATCTTGTCCATTGAGAGCTGGAAGGCTCGGAGGGAGCGTCCTGCCTCCGCCGCTGCTCCTCGTTCGACGGCACGAAGCCGGGCGAGCTTGACCTTCTCCTTGCCTGCCTGTTCGGCCAGCTCCAGGTATTCCGGAGTGCCTTCGTCGAGGGTGCTTAGGGCTGCTCTGTAGCTCTCATACGTCTCACGTACGTTTGCCGTGATGCCACGGATTGCTAACTGCTCCTCCTCGTTGAACGCTCGCCCCAACTTGAAGCCGAGTACTTGGTCCTCGGTGAACCCAAGCTCACGAGCCTTTGCCTTCGCGGCTTCGTCACCCACTACGCCGCGAGTTCGATCACGGAGTTCATCAATGCCACCAGGGTTTATCTCCGGTGTCTCTTCGATGTACCTTTGTTCGGTCTTAGGAAGCTGTGCGATTTCGTCGGGTGTAAGTGCAGTGGGAGACGGAAGCGCATCAGCTTTCAGCACCGACTCAAACGCCTTCCGCGCCTGGGCGTGATTGGAAATAAAGGTTGTTCGGTCAACTTCACGAGCCACTTCAGCAACCCGCTTGGGATTCGCGTCGAGGTGGATCTGCGATTCATTTGCGGAGGAAGCCGGAATCGCTTTGAGTTCATCCTTCAGCGCAGTCAATTCATCAGGAGTGAGCCGTGTGAAGACCTTCTCGCCGTCCTTAGTGATGTATGAAATGACTGAATCAGCGGCCTCGCTTGCTGCCGGTGTTCTGGTAAAAAGCTCATGCTTGCGCGTTGCGGCAGTGAAGGTCTGGATGATCTCTTTGTCATCGGTGGACTTAGCAAGCTTGGGTGCTACCTCCGAAATCACGATGTCTGAGAGCCCTGCTGACTTGAGTACCTTGGTTACGTCCTCTGTGGTATTTGCGCGCTTGAGAGAACGGACGATCCCTTTGAGACCGCCTCCGCCTGGCATGGCATCAAGTACGCCGAGTGCCACAGTGAGAGTACCTGCTGTCTTTTCTGAAAGTCCGCCGAGGTTGAGCGCTTCGAGGAGCTCCTTATCTTCGGAGGTTGCATCAAAGGGTTTGTCTGTTCCGAAGATCGCTTTGCCCAACTTCTCATTCCCGAGAAATGTTTTTGGATCAATCGTCCGAGAATCGGCTGTGCCCAGCTTTTCAGCTATGAATCCACCAGTCGCTGCGTACCCGCGCGCGGTGCCTTGGCCGACTACCTTCGCGACCTGGGGTACTGCCTTAGCAGCCGAAGTGAGAACAGAGGCTGTATTTTCCGTGGTCTCCTGAGGTGTGGTCTGTGCGGTGCTGAAGTCCGGTTGTGCCTGCTGGGTGATCTTGAGAGACAGTGGTTCAAGGGGTTTCTTGGGAACAGCAAGGAGCGCTTGCTTCATCGTGTCGTACGGTGTACGAGGGAGAACAAGAGCTTTCGCAACCACTGGAGCTGGAGCGGCCTGCTTAGCCTCCTTCAGTCGCTGGTAGGCAGCAGTAAAACCACCTGCGGGAGTGGTAGTGTTTACGCTGTCTCCTCCAGATTTTTTCTTCTTGTACGCATCGAGGAATGCTCCCATGCTTAGGAAGGATTTTGCTCAAGAGCCTTTTTAATTGCTTCGTCTATAAGGGCGTCACTGCTGTCGGTGGTGTCGGTCTTCATCTGGTCCTTGATGTACTGCGGAACGGAAGGATCATTTGGGTTCACCCAGATGTTCGGAGGGAACTGTTTGAAGAACTCAGTCGCTCCGTAATTGTTTCGAAGCCATTCGTCGTACATAGCTTCGTAGGTTCCGGAGTTCGTGTAGCCGTCATCTCCTCGTTCCGTGTTCAAGATACTCGTCACTTCTCCGAGTTCCTCGCGGGTGACCTTCCCTCCCCCTGTATCAATACTGCCTCCACCACCTCCATCTGGCGTAGCAAAAATCACCTTCGCGACCTGGTTGCCGTCCTTGTCGGTCGTGACCGCAACGAGCCCTTTGCTCGTGCTGAAGATCTGAGCGTCCTTCACCTTGTCCTGGAGTGCGGTTGCAGCAAGTCCCATCGCGTCCTCCAGTGAGCCTGCCTTCTGTATGAGCTTTACCTGATCTGCGGTTGCGCCTTCTTCGAGGGCTTTGAGTGCGAGCTCGGTAATGCTCTGTTTGTCCTTCTCGATGGATTCGTTCTGAGACTTCACTGCTGCCATCGCATCGTCATGGAGACGGTCGCTGGATTTGTCAAAGATGGTGTTGACGCTTGAGATGAGGCTCGTGAATGTGCCTGCGCCGACTGAGCCCTTCGGAACCACTCCTCCGAGGTAGTCGAGTGCTGAGGAGTTGCGTTGTGCGCGACCGAGTTCGATCGCCTTATTGAGTGCAGCGGAGAAGCGGGTGATGTCCGTTGGCTTCTGTTGCGGGAGCGCCGTGTCGGTCGTGGTCTTGAGAGCTGGAAGTTGCGTGGAAGTCTCCTGGCCGAAGCGCTTTGTGTTTGCGACGGATTCCTCTGATGCCTGGAGGGCTCCTGACTGGAGCTTCTTCACGATTGAGGAGTCAGCGACTGCTTTCAAGCCGGTGTCTGTTTTCTCGAAGTACGCCTTTCCTTTTGGTGTGTTGTAGTAAACGAAGCTCATACTAGAAGAGAAGATTTTTTACGCCGCTGATAGTGTCCTCCATACGATCCTGCTCCAATGTGCCAACAACGTCCCCGAGGCCGCTCAAGCCTTCAAGGGCTGGAAGGTTCCCGGTTCCAAGGAGTTCCTCACCCCTGCGGAAGAGGTCGATTTTTCCTGAGCGTGCGACTTCAGTGAGGCGCTGGATCTCGTCGGTGGTGTCGCGCTCTTCACGTACGAGGCCGGTCTGAATGTCCTCGATCTGCGAGCCAAAGCGCCTGCGGGTTGATTCGCGGAGGTCTCCGGTCGTCTCTTCGAGAAGGCGCTCTTTCTCCACACGGCGAGAGGACGAGCCAAGGCCAGAGGCAGCAAGGTCCTGGCGGGTGTCGGTGAGGGTCTCGGTGTACGCGCGCTCAATCTCCTTGAGGTCGGACATCTCTTCAAGGGTCAGGAGGTTCTTCTTCGTTGCGACATCCATTCGAAGGTCTTCGAGACGCTTCCGTGCCTGCTTCTCCTTGAACTCCTTCTCCTTGGTGATCTCTACGAAGCCGCGCTGGAGCTCGTCTTTCGCGAGCCTGAGCTTCTGTTTGAAAATGGGATTCGCGTACTGGGAGGCGACTTCGAAGGCTTTGGTGAGCTTTTCAGCCTGGACAGAGTTGTTCTCTGCGATGGTGCGGAAGATGTTGAGGACGGCTTCCTGTTCGTCGGGAGGGAGGTCCTTGAACTCAGCGGAGCCGGTGAGCTTCGACTCGTCAAAAACACCAGGCTTTGCCTCGTTTTTTGGCTTCTCCTCTTTCTTTTCTTTCTTTTCCACCTTCTCGTCTATCGGCCCCTTCATCGCTGCCTTCACGCGGTCGATGGTCTGCTGAGGAGTCTCGTAGCCTGTGGAGGTCTTTGTTTTCAGCGTCGATTTGGAAGAGGACTTGGAAGAAGAGGAAGAAGAGTTCTTAGAGGAGGACGAGGAGCTGTTCTTAGATGAAGATGAACCTCTCGTCATTGACTTAGCTTTGTCAAGTGCCTTCTTAGCACTAGACATTGCCTTGTCAGACTTGCTTGACTTGGACTTTGAGCTCTTCTTTTTCTTTTTCTTTTTCGCCATGATGTTGTGTAATTATAAACTACAGCTTGCGCGGGGTTATGAGTAAGGCATCTATCACTCCGTTGCTGTCATTGGTGGTGTAGGCTTCCAGAGCGATTGCGAAGGCCATATCGCCCGCTCCAGCCTTCGCGGCGATACCAGCCTCAGAGTAGGTGCAGAGGAAGTCACCTACTGCGATGTCGGTGGTGCCATTCACCTTGAGGGAGGTCGTTTTTCCTTCGATCAAAATTCTTGTATCGGTGAAATTCAAAGTTGCCTCAAGAACAACTCCTACGACTAAGTCGTCTCCGACCGTTGTGGTAGTCGTAAAGCCACCTGCTGGATTGGCTGGATCTATAATTACGACGTGTCCGACGACAGAAGTTGCACCAGTATTGTTAAAGAGAGACAGCACTCGGCGTGCTGTTGAAAGATCGTGGTGTGGGTCGTGCCAAATGGTATTTGGGGTGTCGCCGATACTAACTGTGTCACCTATCTCAGACGCAATAACGGTGTTGTTTTTTCCGGTGATGTCTATTCCGTCACCCCCGTTGCCAGTCGCGTAACAAGATAACAATCTGTTGAAATTTCCATCTATGTCGAAACCTTCGACGCCATTGTCAGATGCTTCACAGTTTATGAATACCACACGGGTGTTTGTTGCTGAAGTCTGAGAAAATCCATCTAGAGTATTCTCGTTTGCGACACAAGAGATGAACGACAGGCGATGAGAGTTTGTTACACGGATGTGGAAACCATTGCCGGTATTGTTAGTGGCCGTACAGGACAAGAGAGTAATCCGCAGCACGGAGGCTGCGGAATCACCACTGAAATCAAAACCGTCACCGTCATTTCCATCGCAGAGCACATTATGAACAAAGCCGTGCTCCGACCTCTCGATAAAAATACCGTCGTCGTCATTTGACGTAACGCGAATATTCTCAATACGGAAGTACTTCGCGTAATCAAGTCTGATGGCTTCTACTGTTGAGTTTTGAATGGTTAGGTTTGATATGGAAAAGTTGAGAATCTCCGCTCCCGCCGTACCCATATACCGTATGCCAACGGGGTTGGTTCCGAAGTCAAGGATTGTCTGGTCACGGCCCTCACCTACGATAGAGATTTTTGAAGCGCCAACAATGCTCTCAGTGAGGTTGTAAGTTCCAGCCTGAAGAAAGAGGATGCCGCCGCCCGCGCTCTTCAAAGTGCCAATCGCAGCGTTGATGTTTTCGCCTGGTTTTACTGTTGCGGTACGGCCAGCAAAGTTTGATGTTCTGAGGGTACCCCCCTGAAGAATGGTGTTTTCGGAAGAAATACTTTTGTTGATGTCACTGAAAAAGAGCGGCTCAGAGACGTTCTCGGTGACGGGTGTATTCGGATCGTAATCACGTTCAACTGACATAACTCCGAAGCACCTGGACGTTAGGTATCTCGACCTCTTTTAAGATTCCGCGGGCTCCAGACACTGATCCTGCGACAGAGATCTGGAAGCTGTTACCTCTCAAGGGAGAGTTCGCTTTCATTTCGCTCACCGGACGGTTCACCACTCCCATGTCGATGGCGGTGCCATCGCACGAGACCGTGACCTTTGCTCCATCCATGTTCGAGGAGTTCACGATGATCTGGTCTGCGAGCTCTTTGACCTGGTTGTAGTTGAAGTCCTCCTCCTCGTAGGTGACTTCGAAGAAGATGGGCTTGCTGCTGTAGTCGGTGTACGTTGCTGCTTTGTCGTAGTGGAGTACGGTTCCATCATCCGTTCCTGCGACGACCACGTTCTTTCCCCCGGTGACGTAGGAAGAGAAGACGGTGATCTCGTTCGGGTAGCTGCGGACACTCCACTGATCGAGGACGCGGTTCCAGCGGACCACTACGTTGTTGTACGTGCGGCCGTCAACGGTCACGTCTCCGATGGACCACCAGAATGCACGCGCATTGCCCCAGCCTCCGATGTTCGCTTCGGAAGCCTGCGGGATGGCGTCGATCCACTTCTTGATGTTGCGTACGCGGTCGTGAGAGATGGGGATTGGGCGTTCGCCGTTCGTGATGTAGAAGCCGCGGGCTTGTTCTGATGAGGCGCTGAAGAAAGCACAGAGTCCTCCCGCATTCACGATGGATTCGTGAGACGGGGTTCCGATCTGGATGAGAGTCTCAGGGAAAGCAGAGTCGAATGACCACCGCTTCATTGCTCGCTCTTTGAAGATGAGAAGGTAGCCAGGTACTTTCCCAAGGCCGGTGATTCCCCCTCCTCCGTCCTCAGGCTCGATGTCCACGTAGCCGTTTCCCGAGGTCCAGGACACTGCCCCTGATACCGGGGTGGAGCTGTAGTAGAGGCGGTCTGGTTGTGCGGTGTCTCCTGCGACGTAGACACGATCGAGCCATTCAAGGCCGATGTTCACGGTGTTCGATGAAGGAATGTTCGCGAGGTCGAATGCACCGCCTGTGGTAATGACCGTTGCGCCGTCATAGCTTGCCTCTGCGTCTGCGCCATTCAGCATCAGTACAGAGTCGAGGAACGACACGAAGCGCATCTTCTTCGAGGCGGTGAGGCCAGTGCGGATCGTTCCGGTGCCGACCTTGTCGACGACTGACGTTGCTCCACCTGAGGCGTTCACAGTGGCAAGAAGGGCGTGATTGCTGCCGTCTGCGTCTCGGAAATCATGGAGGCCCAAGATCCGCATTCCTGCGACGAGCTGGGAGCCCACGATGTCTGTGCCGAGCCTGGTTACCGCGCTACCGATCTCCTCGTCAAAATCCACATTCAGGCCAAGAGCCACCACGTTTTTAGGCATGAGGTTCTTATTGACGCCAGTCACCATCCCGCCGCTTACGTCTTTATAGAATTGTGGATTGGTATTTGCCATGCCTAGTAGCTGATGCGATTGACCTTGGGCTTCATCTTGTGTACGTGCGTGCTCCTCGATGTCCTGATCGCGTCATTGAGTTTTTCTTTAAACATAACGTAGTGGCCGTCATTGAGGTCAAGGTTGCCGTTGTTCTTCACGCGCATCTTCATTCGCCACTTGAGGTAGTCCTGCATCATGTCGTAGCGGGGAGCGTCGAGGGTGTCTCCGTCTGAGTCCACTTCGGTCACTTCCTTCTCAAAGTCAATCCAAATATTCCAGTTGTGGCAGTCCTCATCAGGAACAGGAGAAAGTCTCAGTTCGTCACGACTAGTCGTGTATTTGGTTGGTGTTCCAAGGATGGGGTTTTGATAGATCCGCGTGTTTGCTGGGATGTTCACTGTGATAGAACCAGAACCCGATGCTGGAATGCCAGTGAACTGAAGGTTTGGAACATCAATGCCGGTGTATGTGCAGGTGTACTTCGTACCCGCTACGAAGAACGTAAGGGTCCCTGAGCTCGTAAAATCGGAACCTGTCCCGAAGAGCCAGAAGAGCGAAGTTGCTCCAATAGAGGCAGCACTAACGAGATCGGTCGCTTGGCCTTCAAACGTCGCCTCGAAATCTCGCGGATCTACGTACTCCAGATTTGAACCCGTACCAATACGGACGTTTAGCAGTGAGCTGTGCGAGCTTGTGTCGTTCGAATTTGAGGGAAGGTCGTATGCGAATTCCCCTGCGGAAATCGGAAGATCGAGCGTCGATTCATTCAGGATGTAGTGAGAAAAATGAACCTGCTTGCCTTGCACGAACCTAAGTCCGTCATTGAGGAAGTCGTAGCAGTCGGTTCGTGAAAGCAGATTGCCAAGCGTGATGCCAAGCTCCCTGCACGCCTGCTCGATCATGTGCCCCACGGTATTCGAAGCCCATCCTCCGTAGAGGAGTGCATCTGAGTAGCCGCCGAAGGTTGCAGCAGCAGCGTTCTTGAACCTGGCGAAGTAGTAGCCGGAAGTCTGAGAGGTGGTGGTGTAGACCTGGATCTTCTGGTCTGCCTGGATGTCCACAGTTGCAAGGACAGTCTTTGAGCCGGAAGCGGTCGTCGCGTGATTGATCTCTATCTGGTTGAACTCGATGCGGTACACCTTCGTCCCTGCTGCGTGCGCGAAGCTGGTATTCGCTGCGAGGGTGATCGTGGTCCCAGAGGGTACGGTCGCCGCGTGCGTCTTGATGATCTCGGAGGTCTCCTGGCCGAGCTCTCCAATGAGGAGGTATTGGTCTACCGCAAAGCCGTTGATGTCCTTCACGGTGAGCGTGCTGGAAGCCGCTGCAACATCTGCCGAAAGGAAAGTAACCTCAAGCCCCGCCTCAACTAAGGGGGTGAGGTCTATCGCGAGCTGCCTGTTCTTATGAGTTAAGACAGGAGGCATGTACTAGCGGATTCTGAGCTCGTAAACAATGACCGAGGTTGATGCGGTTGCCGTGCAGCGGATTGCCCCAGAGTACGGATTCTTCTCGAGGTGGTACTCGTAAGACTCTCCTGTTGATGTGGAGAGCTTGAAGCTTGTGCCTCCTGTTGCAGTGGTTGATGCGCCTGCATCCCCGTTCCCATTGCAGTAGACAGCGGCCTGAGAGCCATCTCGCTGGATGAGCGCATAGCTTCGGCTTGAAGACGCAAGTACCTGGACGTTGGTGTCAGGTCCCACCGTGACGATTGCGGCGGTCTGCGCCCTCACTGCTCCGAGGGTGTAGGTGCCGGTCGCCTGCGCGAGGAATGCGTACCCGAGGACGATTGCAAGTAATACTCCGACTGCTCCTAGTTTTTGTATTGATGTCATGTTGTTTCTTATTTAATCCAGCCCCATCCCCGTTCCTGATCGCTCAGGAAAGGAGGAGAGCGAGATTACTCAACCGCGATGTACTGTGCAGTTCCTGATGCTGATCCAGACGTTGGCCATGTGTATGTGGCTCCGGTGAGGTTCAGAACCTTGAGCATGATGTACCCCGCTGTTGACGAAGGAGTTGCACCAATGACGGACAATCCTCCAACAACGTCCCCTGCGGTCGTGGTTGAAAGCTGGACGAGCACACGATCTCCAGAGTCAACGCCCGAGAGGGCTGCGACAGTGGTGATGTTTGCGTTCGCCTGGCATTCCACAAGCGCTGAGGTTGTTGCGGTGATGGTCGCTGCGGTCGGACGGATGTAGCACGTTCCTGAGTTGACCTCAGTGAGCGTGGTTCCAGAAGTTCCGATTGCGAGCGTGCCAGTCACCACAGCGTCAGCGTCGAGGGTGTCGTAGTTCGTGGTGCCTGCCTCGTTTCCGCCGAAAGATCCGGCGAAGAGAGCAAGGACAACTCCGAGTGCGACGAGTCCGAGTGATTTGATAATTTCCATGTGTTGAGAGTTACTTCTTCTTTTTCGGCTTGACTGGTTTCTCGGGAGTCGCTTGCGCGATCGCTTCCCTCAGGTCCGCGTCTGAAGCCTGGTTAGTAACCGCGACCCCGAGCGAAGTTGCCTTCAGGACGAGATCGTTGTGGGGCATTGCCTCAAGTGGGAGTTCACCGCCTGCCTTGAGGTGCTGTTCATCTTTCGCCTTGAGCTCTTGGAAAGCTTCGAGCGTAAGCGCCCCGCGTCGAACATATTCAGCAGGAATCATGAGCTGGTAGCGAGCATGGAGCTCGGCATCATTCCAAGAGATGCCATGAGCCTTTGCCCGTCCTTGCTGCACTAATGCTGCCCAATCTGGTCTATTCATGCTTAGTTGTTATCTCCTTGTGAAGCGCGGATGTAAGCGGGGAAGCCGAGTCCGAGCGCGTAGTAGAAGTCAACTGAGTAGTCCCAGTTCTTATTCACATAGACCTGCTCTGGAGCGTCAAGGCTTGGTCGTTCTGCGAAGAGTGCTTTGAGGGAATCCTTGACTTTTGAGCTGTCGTACATGAACCAGTAGTTTGAGCGTGATGCTCCCTGGCCGGTCGATTCGAGTCTCTCCCAGACTTTGATCGTCACCTTGCCGCGAAGTGGGTTCGTGTCGTTGTTTCCTGTTCCAGACATCTGGTTCGAAAGAACGATGCGCTCTGCGAGATCCTCATTCGTTGGTGTAACGAGAAGGGTGTCGAGGCGGATTGGTCGAACGATGCTGTTTGGGTCCTGGTACACCATCGCTGTCTTGCGTGCAGTGACAATTGCGTCTCGTGAGAGCGCTGGGTTCACGGTGCCTGCTGAATCAGAAATGATGTTCGAGAACGTAGTGCTGTTCAGGTTGTTTGAGTGCGATGCAGAGAAGAGCGCGAGGCCGTCTGTGCCTGTTGCGGTCGCTGTTGCTCCGTATACGTCGAGGTAGCTGGTGCTGTATCCGTGGAGGAGTACGTCAGCCATTGACTGGTCAACCTTGTCGAATGCGTCCTGTGCGACTGACTTCACAACGCTTTCGATGCTGTCGTGCATGTCGAACATACGCATGTCTTTGGTAATTGAGACGAGACCTCCGTAACGCTTCTGCGTGTAGGTGATGGTGTCGCCCTGGACCGAGGTGATCGCTGGGAGATCTGAGCCTTCAGCAACCTTCTCGATGCCTGCCATGCCATGAAGGACGAGGTGATCGTGTGTTCGGCGTGAAGTGTCCTTCACATCGAAGATCTCAGGTCCTTTCATCTCAGCGATGGCGTTCTTTGAGGTCTCATTGAAGATCGACTGTAGATCGTCAGTGAGTGCTGAGAAATCTGATACTTGAATCATAGATTCTTGCTTCTAATTGGTTAATTAAGAGTTCATTACTCCACGAGTGAAGTGTCCACGAACCTTTGTGGATGTTCCGACTGTTCCTGGGATTGATTCGATGTAGAAGATGTCATCGGTTGATGCATCTGGGTCGATGGTGCCTGCACCTGCGAGGTCAGCTTCAGTTCCTACGTCTGTCTGTGCTGCTGCTGCGTCTACGTCAGCTTCGAAGGTAACGCCGTCTGTGCGCCACGCTTGTACTTGCTGTCCGTCTGCGGTTGTGGTTACGGTTTCTGCTGCTACATAGCGAACATCTACGTTGCCTCCTGCTGATGCAGTGGTGAAGTAGCCTGATCCGTTGTCTACGAGTGCATCACCTTTGGTGACGGTGGTCGCGTTTGCAACTCCGACTGAACAGAGCTTGTGTCGATGACCGAATTTGGGTACGAATGCCATTTTGAATGTTTAGGTTACTAACTACGAGTACCATTCATTCATGCTTTTGGACGGCTTGATGATGCGGTCAGGCTTTGGTGTGGACTCTCTGGGAGCCACGCCTCCTGCACCGGCAATTGAAGCGACTTCGGCCTCGGCTTCCTTGGTGTCTACCTTGGGAGCGGGCTGGCGAAGTTTCCACACAGCATGAGCGTCGAAGAGGTCTTCGATGATGTCTTCGTCCGAGTTCTTGCCGCGTGAGGCCACTTTGCCGTAGATTGGTGCGAGGTTGTCCCAGTTCTCCAGGATCTCCTTCGCCGCAGGGTCTGAACGCTCTGCGAGTCGGCGTTTTGCCTTAGCTTCATTAGCTCGTTCGAAGTCAGACCTTCGGACGACATCTTCTGGTACTTCCCGCTTGACTTCCTCCTTGGGCTTCTTGCGTGTAGCAATAGCTCTGAATTTCTTCGCTTCTGCGAGTACTTGTTCTGGGGGAAGGGCGTCTAACGGGTCGGTGTCCTCGGTCTCCTCCGATTCCACCTCCTCGATTTCTTCAGGTTGAGTTTCCTGTATTTCGTCTTTGAACATAGCGACGTGGCTAGTATTAAAACTCCTTAGGGTGGAGAAACCCCTGCCTCAAAGGAAGCAAGTTGAGCCTATAGCGTGAGGCGGACGGGAGAGACCCCAGTACAGGCTCAACTTGCCTTCTTTGATCGTTCTGCTTGTGCACGGCTGAGAAGGCGGGCGTGTTCGATACGCGCCCCTTGCGCCTGGTAATACAGTACGCGCTCCTTCTCGGTCTCGATGGGGAGCTTCATCATGTGTTCAACCAATGCA